ATGCAAAGCCAGCTATCACTCAGAGATGTTGTTAAAGACATTGAATTTATATACACACGCGCCACGGATAACCAGCCGGCTAAATTTGAGCTGCCCCCGAATATCGCCGATGTAGAGGCGGTTAGCGGGGCACCGGATATTATGTCCGCCTGGATTGTTTACCAGTTCGCTATCCCCGATAAGTACCAGGGCGAGCTCCGTCACATCCGGAAACAATTTATTTCTGCCATGGAGAAGCGCCGCCATGACCGCCGCGCCTGACGTAATCACACCGCGCCAGCGGGGGGTAAGCAGGTTGATCGGGATTGCCAGGCTGGTTTCCAGTGGCGCCCTGACCGGCTGGTTCTTGGCTCGGACGGGGCTCGAACCAGTGACGCTGATCGCTCTAGGCCTGCTGCTCATTAGCGTCCCTTTTCACTTCCTAACCCCAAACCCGATTCGGCTATTTGTAAGGGTTGCCGGCGTTACGATGGTTTTTTGGCCGCTTTCTGCGCTGCTCGCGGGGATTTTTTACATGGCGTCAGCTGCGGCCGCTTGGATTATTTTGACTACCATTGCAGTAAATCGGCATATAAAACGCGATTAACCGCTAAAGCCAGCAAAAATCAGGCGTCAGGGTGCCAATCATCATGACCGACCACCGTCACACCTCTTTCATCCCCTCCTACCAAGTGGGGCATCCGAATCCGGGTCGCCTCACTTCCTAAGCCGCTGATCATTGACTTGCACACTCCTTTTGTGAGCTACTATGATCACGATACACTTTTTAATAAACCACCCTATAAAAGAAGGCGGTCAACGTTATGGCAGTAGATATTTCCCGGTACGAAAAGTTCCTGGACGTCCGCAATAACGCAATAAAAATAATCGAGAGAGATTCTGTCCATTGTGAACTCAAGAGTGAAGATGAAGAACCCTCGAACTATGTGGCACTGGGAAATAGTGAGGCTGGCGGGCGCACTGATGAAAACTATTCCCGGGAAGGGGCAATAAGCCCTGATATTAACGATGGGAAAGGTGTGATTAAAATACGTCATGTTGGGATAATTACAGACCCAGCAACCATCCTTGACCTAGAGCGATTAATTCAGGAATGGGACAACCGCGCTCGTGAACTGACGGCGGCTGACCCTATCCGATTCCCCAAGACGGCCTTTATATTGGCGCCCATCCCACAAGTCATATATGGGGTGCGCTCAATGTCCATCGCTGTGGGCGGAGCAACCACTAGCAAGAAGTTCACGAGGGAAAGCATCTTGGGGCGCTATGACCGAGCAATCAAGCGGGCCCGGCAGGCCGAAATGGTCAGTCACAATAATACCCTGCTGCGCCTACTCGAACAGGAGCGGGAATTATTAGCCAAAGACAACGAAACCCACTATCGCATCCGGAATACGTGTGGAACTGAAACTATTTGCACTGTCACATTTAAAGACGGCACGACAGATAGGGTTCGAGTCCCACGAGTGGGGGTTGCCTTTGCAGCACCTTATGGCGGCATAGAAATAAGAAAACCGCGCTCTATGAGCCCACGTTCTGACCGTTTGGAACATATGGGTGTTGAGCCGTTGGATTGTTCATTGTCAGGTCTGGCGGGGCTGGTATACAAAGAATCTGAAATAATTAAGGCCCGAGCGGAATATCAACTACGCAATAATAAATAGGCGAGCTCCAGGGCTCGCCAGTTTCTATACATCCTCGGCCACCAGCGCAGCAGCCCAGCCAGCTATCGATTCACGCTCGGCCACCATATCCTCAGTAATGACCATATTCGCCGGGATGTAGTCGGCCATCATGCTGAAACAGTAGGTATCCCACCGGTCCGGTGAGGGTAACCCCAATTTCTGACGCATCGTTTCCTTGGGCATCATGCAGTTCTGCCCCAGCTCGTTCAGCCGGCATGGCATACGAGAGGCCTGGTCGAGGGTTTTCTCGTGCGGATCGAGGCGCATACGGCCAGTTCTCACCGCATCCCGGGCCATGATATTGGCAAATGCCCGCTTGTTGATGAAGCGTTTCTTGTCGGCACTGTTGCAAAGTTAGCGATGAGGCAGCCTTTTGTCTTATTCAAAGGCCTTACATTTCAAAAACTCTGCTTACCAGGCGCATTTCGCCCAGGGGATCACCATAATAAAATGCTGAGGCCTGGCCTTTGCGTAGTGCACGCATCACCTCAATACCTTTGATGGTGGCGTAAGCCGTCTTCATGGATTTAAATCCCAGCGTGGCGCCGATTATCCGTTTCAGTTTGCCATGATCGCATTCAATCACGTTGTTCCGGTACTTAATCTGTCGGTGTTCAACGTCAGACGGGCACCGGCCTTCGCGTTTGAGCAGAGCAAGCGCGCGACCATAGGCGGGCGCTTTATCCGTGTTGATGAATCGCGGGATCTGCCACTTCTTCACGTTGTTGAGGATTTTACCCAGAAACCGGTATGCAGCTTTGCTGTTACGACGGGAGGAGAGATAAAAATCGACAGTGCGGCCCCGGCTGTCGACGGCCCGGTACAGATACGCCCAGCGGCCATTGACCTTCACGTAGGTTTCATCCATGTGCCACGGGCAAAGATCGGAAGGGTTACGCCAGTACCAGCGCAGCCGTTTTTCCATTTCAGGCGCATAACGCTGAACCCAGCGGTAAATCGTGGAGTGATCGACATTCACTCCGCGTTCAGCCAGCATCTCCTGCAGCTCACGGTAACTGATGCCGTATTTGCAGTACCAGCGTACGGCCCACAGAATGATGTCACGCTGAAAATGCCGGCCTTTGAATGGGTTCATGTGCAGCTCCATCAGCAAAAGGGGATGATAAGTTTATCACCACCGACTATTTGCAACAGTGCCAACGCCGGGTTATTCTTATTTGTCGCTTCTTTACTCGCCTTTATCGGCCTTCACTCAAGGATGTATTGTGGTTATGCGTTATATTCGCCTGTGTATTATCTCCCTGTTAGCCACCCTGCCGCTGGCGGTACACGCCAGCCCGCAGCCGCTTGAGCAAATTAAACAAAGCGAAAGCCAGCTGTCGGGCCGCGTAGGCATGATAGAAATGGATCTGGCCAGCGGCCGCACGCTGACCGCCTGGCGCGCCGATGAACGCTTTCCCATGATGAGCACCTTTAAAGTAGTGCTCTGCGGCGCAGTGCTGGCGCGGGTGGATGCCGGTGACGAACAGCTGGAGCGAAAGATCCACTATCGCCAGCAGGATCTGGTGGACTACTCGCCGGTCAGCGAAAAACACCTTGCCGACGGCATGACGGTCGGCGAACTCTGCGCCGCCGCCATTACCATGAGCGATAACAGCGCCGCCAATCTGCTGCTGGCCACCGTCGGCGGCCCCGCAGGATTGACTGCCTTTTTGCGCCAGATCGGCGACAACGTCACCCGCCTTGACCGCTGGGAAACGGAACTGAATGAGGCGCTTCCCGGCGACGCCCGCGACACCACTACCCCGGCCAGCATGGCCGCGACCCTGCGCAAGCTGCTGACCAGCCAGCGTCTGAGCGCCCGTTCGCAACGGCAGCTGCTGCAGTGGATGGTGGACGATCGGGTCGCCGGACCGTTGATCCGCTCCGTGCTGCCGGCGGGCTGGTTTATCGCCGATAAGACCGGAGCTAGCAAGCGGGGTGCGCGCGGGATTGTCGCCCTGCTTGGCCCGAATAACAAAGCAGAGCGCATTGTGGTGATTTATCTGCGGGATACGCCGGCGAGCATGGCCGAGCGAAATCAGCAAATCGCCGGGATCGGCGCGGCGCTGATCGAGCACTGGCAACGCTAACCCGGCGGTGGCCGCGCGCGTTATCCGGCCCGCAGCACCTCGCAGGCGTGCCGGGCGATATGACTGGCGGCGGCATCGGAAAGATGCCGGTCGGTAATGATGGTGGTGAACCGGGTCAAAGGTAACGCCATAAACGTGGCCACCTGATTGTATTTCGAACTGTCGCACAGCAGGATGCTTCTCGCGCTGACCTGGCTGACGGTCTCCTTGACGGTAACCTTGTTCTCATCAGGGGTGAATATCCCGCGACTGTCCCAGCCGCTGGCGGAGATAAAGGCCGTATCGATAGCCAGGTGGCGTAACGTACGCGCCGCCGATTCGCCCACGCAGGAGCGGTTCTCCCGGCACAGAGTGCCGCCGGTGTGGATCACGCCGCACTGGCTGGCATCGATCAGCAGCTGGGTTATCTCAAAATCATTGGTGACCACCTGGAGATCGTTCCGGTCGAGGATCGCCCGCGCCAGCGCCAGGGTGGTAGTCCCGGCATCCAGATAGATGCAACTGTTTTTAGCGATATGACTCGCCGCCAGCGCGCCGATCGCCTGTTTCTCCTCACTCTGCAGCGTGCTTTTCACCAGATGACTGGGTTCCGCGGCCAGCCGGCTGACGGCGCGTACGCCGCCCGAGACGCTGACCAGCAGCCCCTGCTCCTCCAGTTTACTGACGTCCCGACGGATGGTCATATGGGACACGCCGAGGATCTCCGTCAGCTCGTTAATGCTTACCGCCCCACGCTGCTCCACCAGGGCTAAAATACGCTGATGTCGTTCTATTGGAATCACCGCTCTCCCCTTACCATTTTTTCACACCAGGCGTCACCACCCAGGCTACGGCCCTGGCGACACCCGGTGTTGTTATCGCGCTTTGCCGCTGTTTTTTACGCTATTTTAGGGCAAGAATCGCCGCTGTGCAGCCTCTTTGGGGGAACCGCAGAATTCGGAAAAAATCGTACGCTAAGCTAACGGTGTTCTCGTGACAGCTCTTTGACTAGGCTTTCTAAGGCCATTCTGATAGCCCTGACTTCCTGAAAAGCCATGGCTAAAATTTGTGCGGCTAAAAGGGATAACCGATGGTAAAGTAAGTTATCCCTGTCGAGATACTGAAAAGCGTTATCCTCGTTTTTCCCAAAACTGTTTTGCCAGTTCGCTCAGAGCGCTAGTTAACTGAGCGACAGATTTCGCACTTTGCAAATTATTCTGCCCGGTCTGTACATTGGTATCAGCAGCATCGCGTATATTGATAATACTGCGGTTTATGTCTTCACTTACTGCTCCCTGCTGCTCGACCGCAGTCGCTATTTGCGCGTTCATGTCGGTAATTTCGTTAACGCGTTGGCCAATTCCATCAAGAGCTGTAGCTGCTTCCTCTGCGTGAGCTACACTCGTGTGCGCTTGCCGACTACTTTGCTCCATGACTGTAACAGCGGATTGCGCTCGCTCTTGTAGAGCGCTGATCATGCTTTGAATATCCGTTGTCGATTGCTGTGTGCGAGCAGCAAGACTGCGAACCTCATCGGCGACAACAGCAAAACCACGCCCCTGCTCACCAGCACGCGCGGCCTCAATTGCTGCGTTGAGTGCCAACAAATTCGTTTGCTCGGCGATCCCTCGTATAACGTCAAGAACTTTTGATATCTCGTTACTTTGACCTTCAAGCTCATGAATAACCTGAGTGGCTTGCCTAATTTCACCTTCAAGGGCAGTGATTGACTGGCTTGTGTGGGCTACCAGACGCTGGCCAGATGCCGTCTCAGTGTCTGCTCTTCCGGCCGCATCTGCAGCATGCTGTGCATTGCTCGCAACCTCTTGAATGCTTGCCACCATTTGGTTTACTGCCGTTGCTATTTGATCTGTCTCTGCCTGCTGCTCAACTGTAAGTACATTGCTTGACTCAATATCCTTTAGTAGGCCTCGGGTGTGTTCGCTAAGCCGATTTGATGCATCACCTATGCGACCTACTATGGCGCCTGTTTCAGCTTGCATCATTCGTAAAGCAAACTCTATTTGGCCAAACTCATCGGTGCGCCCAGTGTAGAGGGATTGACTTAATGGGTTATTGGAAATATTCCTGGCTCTTTCAACCAGTCTTCCAAGAGGAGAGAGAATAGCCAAAACACTAACAGAGCTTAAGCTTCCTGACATTAAAGTGGCTAACAATAAGCTGCTTATTGATGTATCAGTAAGCATGCCGGCAGCCATTGCGCTTGATATAATACTACCCCATATGAGCAAGAGTATTTTCACGGAAAAGCTAGCAGCCAATTTCGGCCTCGCGGCCTTCCCGCTTCTCAATTGAGCATATAATTTTTCCGCAGCCAAAACCTGCTCAGGTTCAGGCTTGGTCCTTACAGACTGGTATTCAACAATCGAACCATTCTTAGCCCTAGATTCTACGTCAGTACTTCAAAAAGCATAATCAAAGCCTTGATAAATATGCATTCCTTCGAAATTCAGCTTTCACCCATTGGGTGAAAGAAAAGTGCTCAAAAATATGTTAAATTATCAGCTTTTATGACTCGATATATGGTAAAATAATAGTAAGAAAAGTAGTAAAAAGGGGTTCTAATTATGATTAATAAAATTGATTTCAAAGCTAAGAATCTAACATCAAATGCAGGTCTTTTTCTGCTCCTTGAGAATGCAAAAAGCAATGGGATTTTTGATTTTATTGAAAATGACCTCGTATTTGATAATGACTCAACAAATAAAATCAAGATGAATCATATAAAGACCATGCTCTGCGGTCACTTCATTGGCATTGATAAGTTAGAACGTCTAAAGCTACTTCAAAATGATCCCCTCGTCAACGAGTTTGATATTTCCGTAAAAGAACCTGAAACAGTGTCACGGTTTCTAGGAAACTTCAACTTCAAGACAACCCAAATGTTTAGAGACATTAATTTTAAAGTCTTTAAAAAACTGCTCACTAAAAGTAAATTGACATCCATTACGATTGATATTGATAGTAGTGTAATTAACGTAGAAGGTCATCAAGAAGGTGCGTCAAAAGGATATAATCCTAAGAAACTGGGAAACCGATGCTACAATATCCAATTTGCATTTTGCGACGAATTAAAAGCATATGTTACCGGATTTGTAAGAAGTGGCAATACTTACACTGCAAACGGTGCTGCGGAAATGATCAAAGAAATTGTTGCTAACATCAAATCAGACGATTTAGAAATTTTATTTCGAATGGATAGTGGCTACTTTGATGAAAAAATTATCGAAACGATAGAATCTCTTGGATGCAAATATTTAATTAAAGCCAAAAGTTATTCTACACTCACCTCACAAGCAACGAATTCATCAATTGTATTCGTTAAAGGAGAAGAAGGTAGAGAAACTACAGAACTGTATACAAAATTAGTTAAATGGGAAAAAGACAGAAGATTTGTCGTATCTCGCGTACTGAAACCAGAAAAAGAAAGAGCACAATTATCACTTTTAGAAGGTTCCGAATACGACTACTTTTTCTTTGTAACAAATACTACCTTGCTTTCTGAAAAAGTAGTTATATACTATGAAAAGCGTGGTAATGCTGAAAACTATATCAAAGAAGCCAAATACGACATGGCGGTGGGTCATCTCTTGCTAAAGTCATTTTGGGCGAATGAAGCCGTGTTTCAAATGATGATGCTTTCATATAACCTATTTTTGTTGTTCAAGTTTGATTCCTTGGACTCTTCAGAATACAGACAGCAAATAAAGACCTTTCGTTTGAAGTATGTATTTCTTGCAGCAAAAATAATCAAAACCGCAAGATATGTAATCATGAAGTTGTCGGAAAACTATCCGTACAAGGGAGTGTATGAAAAATGTCTGGTATAATAAGAATATCATCAATAAAATTGAGTGTTGCTCTGTGGATAACTTGCAGAGTTTATTAAGTATCATTGCAGCAAAGATGAAATCAATGATTTATCAAAAATGATTGAAAGGTGGTTGTAAATAATGTTACAATGTGTGAGAAGCAGTCTAAATTCTTCGTGAAATAGTGATTTTTGAAGCTAATAAAAAACACACGTGGAATTTAGGTATTTGTATTGAGGATGTCAGTAAACGGGATGACATGGCTGAAGTTGAGATTATAAATAAGACATGGCTTCATGATTCGGGAGTGGTTATTCGTTGTTCTCGCGAAAATGAATTGGTTAGATATTCATCAAATTCCTGTCCAGAATGCAGCATTAGATGGCATGTCGTTGATGCGGTAGGTCAGGATATTCGTCCACTGGAGAAAACGTTTCACAATGCTTGCCAGGAGTCGTACTGGTTAAAAGTAAATCGTCAAACGCATCTCCCGGTGTAAACGCTGAACTAACCAATCACAGCGATGCCAAGCCGCTCCATGAGCAACGATGCCTGGTAGCTGTCTAACTTAACGCCTTGTAAATCAACACCCCGAATATCTAAGTCACCTAACTCCGAATTGGTCAGATCGCAATGTGTGAAGTTTGCTGCTCGCCAGTCGAAAGTCGAAAACTCGCCGCCGGAGAGATCTGAACCACTGAACGTCGCACCCAGTACCTGAGTCCCCATCCAGCGGTTTTCCCACAGCTCACACTTTTCCAACACGACTTTCGAAAAATTGGCGTAGCTTAGATTAGTATTAGTGATATATGCGCTGCAAAACCAGGTGCGCGTGGTGATCATATTCATAAAGCTTGCACCGCGGAAATCTGCGCCTTGTGCGCGGCAGTGGCGAATTTCAATGCCCAAGGCACTGACGTTGCGGAAATCTGCCATTGATAAATCACAGCTTTTGAAAATGGCATCTTTCAGCATTGCGCGACTAAAATTGCACCCTTTCTGACTTTCGCGATCATAGAACTGGCAGCCGATAAATTCAGTGCCGCTCAGGTCGGCACCTGAAAAATCGCAGTTAAAAAATGTACTATTTTCAACTTTCTCACCGGTGAAGCGATTTCTGTCAATTTTTTCGCCAACTAATGCCAGAGTCATATCTATGCCTGTGTTTTTATACAGTAATGACGCCATGGTAAACCTTATGACGTTATGCGTCAAACCCGCCAGTATGACACCTGCAAATGCGTATTAGATCTGGTGTTTCTTCAGCAAGGCACGTAGCTGATGATAAGTCAGACCCAGTAATTCAGCGGCTTTTTTCTGGTTAAATTTAGCCTGCTGTAAGCTGGTTTGTAGAAAGTCTTTCTCTTGCTGCTGCTGGAATTCACGCAGATCCAGCGTTAGCTATTGGCGTTACATAAGCACTTACCCAATAGTGGTCGCCATTTTTACAGCGATTTTTTACTAGCCCCATCCATGAGCGGCCAGATTTTAATGTACTCCACATATGCTCAAATGCAGCAGGCGGCATATCTGGGTGTCTTACGATGTTGTGAGGCTGGCCTAATAGTTCTTCCTCAGTGAAACCACTGATTTTAATGAAGTCAGGATTAACGTACGTGATATGGCTTTGAGGGGAGGTAGTCGAAAGAATATTGGCATCTTTTGGGAGTTCTAAGTTTCGACCCGTCACTGGTAAATTCTGGCGCATAAGAACCTCAAGGGTTGGCTGTTTTATTTTATTGTTTTCGGCATTAAGCCCAATTTCTGGCACTGTTGCAAATAGTCGGTGGTGATAAACTTATCATCCCCTTTTGCTGATGGAGCTGCACATGAACCCATTCAAAGGCCGGCATTTTCAGCGTGACATCATTCTGTGGGCCGTACGCTGGTACTGCAAATACGGCATCAGTTACCGTGAGCTGCAGGAGATGCTGGCTGAACGCGGAGTGAATGTCGATCACTCCACGATTTACCGCTGGGTTCAGCGTTATGCGCCTGAAATGGAAAAACGGCTGCGCTGGTACTGGCGTAACCCTTCCGATCTTTGCCCGTGGCACATGGATGAAACCTACGTGAAGGTCAATGGCCGCTGGGCGTATCTGTACCGGGCCGTCGACAGCCGGGGCCGCACTGTCGATTTTTATCTCTCCTCCCGTCGTAACAGCAAAGCTGCATACCGGTTTCTGGGTAAAATCCTCAACAACGTGAAGAAGTGGCAGATCCCGCGATTCATCAACACGGATAAAGCGCCCGCCTATGGTCGCGCGCTTGCTCTGCTCAAACGCGAAGGCCGGTGCCCGTCTGACGTTGAACACCGACAGATTAAGTACCGGAACAACGTGATTGAATGCGATCATGGCAAACTGAAACGGATAATCGGCGCCACGCTGGGATTTAAATCCATGAAGACGGCTTACGCCACCATCAAAGGTATTGAGGTGATGCGTGCACTACGCAAAGGCCAGGCCTCAGCATTTTATTATGGTGATCCCCTGGGCGAAATGCGCCTGGTAAGCAGAGTTTTTGAAATGTAAGGCCTTTGAATAAGACAAAAGGCTGCCTCATCGCTAACTTTGCAACAGTGCCATATCCTGACCCTGAGCGGCGAAAGCTACCGCTTGAAGGACAAGAGGAAGGCGGGAGTGGTCAGGAAAAATTCCAAACCCGAATGATCCAGGTGGGTCAGTATTACTTTGGTGATTCAGGGGTAAAGTGGGTCAGTTTTCAGTTGGTGTTGACACCGGCGTACCCTCGGTGCTATCTTCGCGCCCCAATAGTCGGGGCTTGGCCAGGACTTCCTGAGGCCGTCCGTAACGTGGATGCCGAGGTCAGGCGAGGTGGCCGACCCATGAACGCCGACCTGATTCGTTTTTCAATAGCGCTGGACGTTGTGGTGCCAGGGACTTACCAACCCGATGTGTGCCCATCCGGGGCAGTTACAGCCGTTACAGCCTCTGGAGAGGGAGCGGCTTGCCGCTCGGTGATAATCCCAGCTGTAGCGGCCTGATTACATCCGGCCGCTACACCTAGCTCCACCTTCAAACAAGGAATATCGTTGATGTCACTGTATCGCCGTCTAGTTCTGCTGTCTTGTCTCTCATGGCCGCTGGCTGGCTTTTCTGCCACCGCGCTGACCAACCTCGTCGCGGAACCATTCGCTAAACTCGAACAGGACTTTGGCGGCTCCATCGGTGTGTACGCGATGGATACCGGCTCAGGCGCAACTGTAAGTTACCGCGCTGAGGAGCGCTTCCCACTGTGCAGCTCATTCAAGGGCTTTCTTGCTGCCGCTGTGCTGGCTCGCAGCCAGCAGCAGGCCGGCTTGCTGGACACACCCATCCGTTACGGCAAAAATGCGCTGGTTCCGTGGTCACCCATCTCGGAAAAATATCTGACAACAGGCATGACGGTGGCGGAGCTGTCCGCGGCCGCCGTGCAATACAGTGATAACGCCGCCGCCAATTTGTTGCTGAAGGAGTTGGGCGGCCCGGCCGGGCTGACGGCCTTCATGCGCTCTATCGGCGATACCACGTTCCGTCTGGACCGCTGGGAGCTGGAGCTGAACTCCGCCATCCCAGGCGATGCGCGCGATACCTCATCGCCGCGCGCCGTGACGGAAAGCTTACAAAAACTGACACTGGGCTCTGCACTGGCTGCGCCGCAGCGGCAGCAGTTTGTTGATTGGCTAAAGGGAAACACGACCGGCAACCACCGCATCCGCGCGGCGGTGCCGGCAGACTGGGCAGTCGGAGACAAAACCGGAACCTGCGGAGTGTATGGCACGGCAAATGACTATGCCGTCGTCTGGCCCACTGGGCGCGCACCTATTGTGTTGGCCGTCTACACCCGGGCGCCTAACAAGGATGACAAGCACAGCGAGGCCGTCATCGCCGCTGCGGCTAGACTCGCGCTCGAGGGATTGGGCGTCAACGGGCAGTAAGGCTCTGAAAATCATCTATTGGCCCACCACCGCCGCCCTTGCGGGCGGCATGGATTACCAACCACTGTCACATTTAGGCTAGGAGTCTGCGCGGCAGAGCCGTGTGACCGGTTTTCTGTAGAGCACTGACGATGGCGGCGGCGCTCTCTGCAATTGGCAAGGCGTCGGCGCCAAGGATACCAATCTTGCGGCGCGCGGCGTGTTATGACGACTGGGGTGCATTTGAGCCGCCCCATTTAACCTTCGCCCTCACAGATACGCCATTCGCCTCAGATTTAGCGCCATGCAGACGAGCTTCCACTGGCACTGTTGCAAAGTTAGCGATGAGGCAGCCTTTTGTCTTATTCAAAGGCCTTACATTTCAAAAACTCTGCTTACCAGGCGCATTTCGCCCAGGGGATCACCATAATAAAATGCTGAGGCCTGGCCTTTGCGTAGTGCACGCATCACCTCAATACCTTTGATGGTGGCGTAAGCCGTCTTCATGGATTTAAATCCCAGCGTGGCGCCGATTATCCGTTTCAGTTTGCCATGATCGCATTCAATCACGTTGTTCCGGTACTTAATCTGTCGGTGTTCAACGTCAGACGGGCACCGGCCTTCGCGTTTGAGCAGAGCAAGCGCGCGACCATAGGCGGGCGCTTTATCCGTGTTGATGAATCGCGGGATCTGCCACTTCTTCACGTTGTTGAGGATTTTACCCAGAAACCGGTATGCAGCTTTGCTGTTACGACGGGAGGAGAGATAAAAATCGACAGTGCGGCCCCGGCTGTCGACGGCCCGGTACAGATACGCCCAGCGGCCATTGACCTTCACGTAGGTTTCATCCATGTGCCACGGGCAAAGATCGGAAGGGTTACGCCAGTACCAGCGCAGCCGTTTTTCCATTTCAGGCGCATAACGCTGAACCCAGCGGTAAATCGTGGAGTGATCGACATTCACTCCGCGTTCAGCCAGCATCTCCTGCAGCTCACGGTAACTGATGCCGTATTTGCAGTACCAGCGTACGGCCCACAGAATGATGTCACGCTGAAAATGCCGGCCTTTGAATGGGTTCATGTGCAGCTCCATCAGCAAAAGGGGATGATAAGTTTATCACCACCGACTATTTGCAACAGTGCCTTCTTGTCTTCCTGGGAGAAGCAATGCTGCCCCCACCGGATGCGCTGCACATGGCGGCCGGCCTCCTCCAGGATCGTGGCGGTATCGGCGCCAACGCCGTCGCCATCCACTGCGAAGGTGACGTTGGGGTACTGTTCATCAGGGTACTCTGCGTTGAGCAGGCGGCCGAAGTTCACCGGGTCAATCGTACCGGCCCATTCCTTGACGGTAACCGGCACTACTCGTCGCTCGAATCGTTCGCCGCTGACCCGCACCAGGTTCGCCACCGAGCTATCCCGGCCGTTACCAACGTCCACCAGCACCAACCAGCCCCACCCCTTAGCCAGCCTGGGCTGGGCCCTGGTGGCCTTCTCGCAATCATCGCGGGACAGCAGATATTCAGACGACGTGCGCGGGAACTCGCCCCGGACCTTGATCATGTACTCTGGCGCGTCTCGAGAGCCGCCATACTCACGAATCTTGGTCCGGATGAACGACAGTTTCACCAGGGGAGACTGTTCGGAGTTGAGCTTGATCGCCGTGTAGCCGTCCTTGTCCCCTGGGTGGCGCTTCTTGAGTTTGTGGTGGGTGTCGTAGAAGTAGCCGCTGGGGCGCGTGGGCTGGCTCAGGAGGAGGATGCGGTTGTCATCCTCAGTCAGGGCGCCGGTCATCACGCCGAACGCCTTATCGCTGACGCCAGAGGCCTCATCGACGATGTAGAACAGGTGCGCGGCGTGTTCGCCGGCCAGGGATTCCTCGTTGCCGATACGGCAGCCCTTGGGAGAGACGAACCAGACGCCCTTACTGGACCGCTCGAAGAAGGTGGTTTCGGTCAGGACGAAGTATTGCTCTATCCAGGGATGGCGACGGCACAGCTCCTTGTAGTTCTGCTTGAGGTACTTCCAGACCACGGTTTGAACCTGGCCTATCTTGTTCGCCACCACAATGACGCGGGCACCAGGGAAGCAGAGCATGAAGATCAGGATCATGATGGAGGTCATGTCCGATTTGCCGGTACCGTGGCCAGAGGACACAGAGGTTTTCGCGCCGGTCTCCTGGGCGGAGTCCAGGATCAGCGCCTGCTGCCAGGTGGGCTCCTTTCCGAACAGCTCTACCGCGGCCGTGTTCCAGTCGTAACGGTACCGCTTCACCAGCTCGAGGTAACGGGGATCCCGGGTTATCGATCGGATGCGACCCATTACTGGGCCTCCCAGGTTTCTTCATCCCACTCTTCCCTGGCGGGTTCGTCATCGTCAGGTGGCAGAGCATGATCCGGATCCCAGGCCCCATCGTCGCCGGCAAGGATAAGCTCCCCATCCTTGCCGTTCTGGAACGCCTGCTCGCCCAGCAGCTCGCCAGCCTGGTGCGCGGCCTCTTCGGCGATGATGGCGGCAATATCCCCATTACGAGCAGGTAACCACTCCTCCCGGACCTTGCGTTGCTTCTCCTGGTACTCCCTGGATTCCCTCTCCAGCTCCTCCATGGTGATGCCACTTCCCTGCTCAGTAAGTGGCTCCAGCCAGGTGATTTCCTTGAGCATTTCGGCATGGAGAGCGGCCGGCAGCTCAATATCTTCTCGGTTGAACATAGTGGCCGTCTCAAGGGCGCTCAGACCCTTGTGCTCACGTAGTTCCAGGAGCTCCGCGGTCCGAGCGATGCGCTCGGCCCGGGACAGGGGGTGACGATTCCACTCAGCCAGGGATTGCTTGCGCTGCTCCAGCGCCATCTTTTCACGGTCAAGTTCGAGCTTGAGGATGCCCAGCTTATGCCTGGCAATCGACGACTCGAGCTCAGTCATGCGCTGGCTGATACCGAATATCGCCTGCGCCTCGGCCTGATCCTGGGGCATCTTGTTGCCCTCATCATCGATCCAGGCACCGCCCCCCTGATAGTTTTCCGCTATCCGTTTCAGTATCTGGTTCTGCTTCCGGTACATAGTCATGTACCGGCCCTGGGCCAGGAGTAGGTCACGGTTACCGTGACTGGTGGCCAGCGCCAGATCCCTTATTTCGTCATCGAGCTCGAGGAGGGAGCAGTACCCACCGAAGTCCATGGTGTGGACCCCGCCAAAGTCCCCGTACCGTGGCCCGACCGCGCCGTTATTTGGGCGCGTCGGGCAATGCTCCTGAAAATTCTGATCAGCTGCGCGACCTGATCCATCCTCACGCGCACCACCCCCTGATCGCCCCTTTTTCGGGGTCGAGCGGGTCTTTTTTTGGTCTTTTGGCTGGTCCTTTGGCTTCTGACTCGACTGATCAGGTACGGACTGATCAGATAAACGCACCTGATCAGATGCGCTTATCTGATCAGATTCAGCAACCTGATCAGAAGTTGATCCACCTCGTTTCGACCCCTTGCCCCGCCGACTCTCGGCCGTCATCTGCCGGGCCTGCTGGCGCACCACCTTGCCAACCTTGATTGCAGCATCAGATGGTGGCTGCCCCGCGGGCTGCACCACCTGATCAGCGGGCTGACGCTCCGCCAAGGCAGCGGCCACCGCCGCCGACATGGAGCGACGGGCGGAGTGGCGGTTAAGATCATTGGCGAGCGCGTACTCCAGGAGAGACATGCTGTCAGCATGGTGCTCAACGTAGTTGCTTATGTGGAACTGCCAATCAATACTCGCTCGGGCCAAGGTTAGGTGCCTCCTATACACATCCTAACGATTTTGCCTGTTTGAGCTAATGTAAACCAGCAGCGAAACCCCTCACGCGACCGACCGCCCACGACGCAACCAACAAACCCCCGATATACCCCGCATTCCCCCGGTTTACCCCAAATGGTCATTTTGGGGTCACAAAAGACCCCGCGCAGCCACGGAATCAGCCATGACCTTGCCATGGCGAGGGAAATACGGGGTAAAAAGGGTGCTAAAGAGTGATTTTGGGAGCTATGAGGGTTTTAAAGGGGCCTTTTTACGCCTATCATGCCTGCTGGCAACCATGCCAACCTGTCATCAAGGAGCCAATGACAATGACTGCAAAATCAGTAACAGACGCCGCTGAACAACCTAACCAGAAAAAACCATTCATCGCCCTGGTTGCCCTGGACGATGGAAGCGGCAATATCGCCTGCTCATTCAATGATGCAAACGGCGACATTTACGAGAAGCACCAACCCTCCCGCATCGAGGAAGGCGCAGCTGCAGGCCTTGGCGACTCCCACATGAGCAACAGCATCTGGGATACCGAGGAAGGGAATCGCTTCACCGTGCGCAACAACCCCATCAAGCCACTGACTACCCTGGACCCGGCTTATCAGCTCAGCGAAGCCAACCGAGTGCTTGCCATCGATACCATGGCAAAGGCCGGCCTGGGCGGCATAGCCTGCGTTGTTGGCTGCACCTTGCCGGTAGAGCAGTTCTATAGCCGCGGAGATAAGAAAAACCCCGTCAACCTTGGTCGCATTCAGGCCAAAAAAGACAACCTTATGAAGCGGGTGACCAACGTATACGGCGCGTATGAATCGCCAGACATTCTGTCTGTGAAGGTCTATCCAGAAGCCTTCCCGGCCTACTACTACTGCGCAAGCAAGACCCGCAAAGATGGCGCCAAGGACTACCCAGAGGAACACAAGACCCTGGTCGTTGACCTTGGTGAGTTCACTGCAGACCTGGCAATCATCAGCACGGGCAACGAATTTGTGGATTTCAGCACCCACGAACACGGCATCCACCTTATGGTTGCCCACTTCCGCACTCTGCTGGCCCGAACCCTGGACGACGTACAGTCCATGCCTGATGCCGACATCAAGAAGGTTATCAGCCGCGGCTACATCGGCTCCCCTAGTGAGACTCCGGCAGCTATCGCAGCTCGCATTGATGTTACCCCCCTCATCCAAGAAGCCGCCGAGTACCTGAATAAGCTGCTGCTGGCAGACATTCGCGAACTGGCCCGCGGCCAGATGCACACCCTGGACCGCATCGTGTTCGTGGGGGGTGGAGCCAACTGGTTGCGCGAACAGGCCATGACGTGGCACCGCGATGTTGATATTCCCACCGAACCACATCTGGCCATCGTGCGCGGGGTGCAACTGCTGCTGCAGGCCAACGCCCCCCAGCTCAAGGCTGAATCCATCGCCATCCTGGCAGAGCGGGCGACAGCATGAGCAGCGCAGCAAAATACCCTTTAACCCCAGAGGCCAAGAACGTTCACGGCCGGTTCGCCCGGCTGTATGAAACGGGGGCGGCCGGCAAAAGGGCCCTGGTGCTCCAGTGCATGGCGGGTGGGATGATGCTCAAGGAGTCCGGCATCTTGGAAACCATCACTATGTTGGACCAGCACCCAGCCTACCTGGATGGCACCCCATCGGAGCGTCGAAACCTCCTGATAACTGAACTGCTCGCACTCCTGGGCAGTCCGGTGCCGGTCCACCAGCCCGTCAGCGGCATTCCAGCGCAACCGGCCCCCGCCCAGGTGGTGTCGCCCTCACCGGCCACTCAAACACCAGCAGCGGCTGATACAGCGCCCGAGGAACAGGATCAACCAAAGCTCCCCCAGTTTGGGGTGTAAAAAAGGCGCCTTCGGGCGCCTTGTTCTTTTCTGGTCTTTACCGCCGCTCCACCAGCAGCGTTTGAGCGGCTGCAACAGCCAGCTCAAGCGACGGAAATCCGCCCCGATTTGTTGAGCGGTCCCAGGCGCCCCCATCGAGGCGGCGCACGTCATAGCGGACCCCCGTAGGCCAGGCCTTAAACCAGTTCGCCCGCCACTGCTCGCGCTGCTCCTCACCAACCTCTGCAGATGGCTCGTTCCAGGCATAAGTCACAATGTACGGCACCTGCCACCAGTGCTGGAGCTCCAGGTCGTCGCGTTCCTCGTTCGGGGTGCTATCGAAATCGTCCCTCAAGCAGGGATTAAGCGGAATACCTGGTGCTGCCCAGGTGGTCTGGTTCTCCAGGTAGTGCTTGGGCTGGTAGTCATCCACGCTGTACCACTCCCCGTTGTGCTCAAACTCTCTTGCCATTATCAGCCTCTCCCGGACTTGGCTCTATCGGAATGGATCAGGGCGGATAACCAACCTGACCCGGCTCTCTATGCTGCCCCTTTACCATCGGCTCCGTCTATGACCGCAGTCACGCGAATGTCCACCTGCACCAGGGAGTACCCCATTGATCGATAAAAACCCCAGTCATCGCCAAACTCCTTGGTGTCCATGAATCTGTCTCTTGTCTCCTTGGGGGAGCTGGTGAAGAAACGATAATCCCCCTTGGGGCTCTTGATAGCGAAGCGCTTTGCCATGCTATCGGTCCACCAGCACAGAGGGCGGCTGCGTGAAAGTGGGGGTATTCACGAATCCACCAATGCCCCCTCGTTGCCGGTCACCCTGGACAACCTGGATGTAACCAGGCCTGAACTTGTTCTCAGCCGGTGAAGAATATCCCTCTGGCCCTTCCCACACCTCACGGACGGAGTACCCCAGATCGACCAGGTACACCCGCTTGTGCGCAGCATTACCACCCTCGCGATTGCTGAACCGAGCAATGTAGCTGGCCGCTACGGGGTGGCGCTCTCCGCTGTAGCACCAGCGTCCGCCGAACGCGCTCCCTGACTCGTCCTGGTAGCGAATCTCCTCCCCAACCTTGAAAACCTCCTCGGGCACTCCCAGGGCCTCACAGGCGACTGCTTCATGGTGGTGTTCATGGCTGGATCCACATAGGGAACACAGGTAAATCTGCTTGATGATTGGCATGTCTCGTTATCCCTCAATATCACCAAGGGGGCCGTACACCCCCTCCTCTGGGTATTCGGTCAGGTAGGCATAGACCCCCGGCTCTCTCACGTCCCCCACCCCGTCAGCGAACCGCTTATCCATCTTGAAGATGCTCACCTCCGCCTCCAGCTGCTCTGGATCTTGCTCTCTATCCGGGCTGATGAAGTCCAGGAGCTCCAACAGGCCTCTCCCGCTTAACGTGATCACTTCCGCCGGCTTACTTTTCGATTCGGTCATCTACTCCTCCAACTCTGGCGCGGACACCCGCTTGAATGCCGCCCCAACGTCAACGTCCATCACAGCGGCCAACTCAGGGGACAGCAGGGCGATAACCTCACCAGTGGCCCCCTGGGCCTTGTGCCAGTTCCCGAAGTAATGGAGGGACACCAGCATGTGCAACGCCTTCTGCATCACCTCATCGTCCACCGGCTGTATGGTCGCCTGGGGCACGTACTTGATGCCGTCTATCAGAACCTCATGCAGCATTGCCTACCCCCAGAACCGGCCAGTGGCCTTGTTGAAGTGCCTGCGTATCCCGTGAAAGGGGCCCCGGGACGCGCCCCGCTCGATGTAGTGTGTGATCTCCTTCTTTGCTCGCCGGCGATTGCGGTACCAACCAGACGTTACCGCCATGTCCTGGTCGCCAAAGCAGACCAGCCAACGGCCCTTGCCGGCCGGGGCGGGCAATATCCCCCAACCCTCCGTCCACCACTCTTGCGCCTTGCTCACCTCTCTACTCCCTGCACCCAATGCCCCTGACTGAACGGGATCACGCCCTCCAGCAGCTCCTTGACCCCGCCAGATTCGCAACCCACTTATTCATGTGCCACATGATTAAGCCCCTCCCGTTGAATCAAGGCCACCAGCAGGCGGCGGGAAACCCAATTCGGTCAGTTCGCCGGTCAGCTGGGCGATCTGCCCCTGTAGTTCACCCAGCTTTTTCAGCATGAGGCTATGCTCTCGCTGCTTGTTTTTGAGCACCCTTTCGACCCGCTCCGCCTGGGAAAGCGGGTGCAATGAGGTGCTTTGCAGCACCTCGTAATCGCACTCGGGATTGCCTGGGCAGAACTCGAACCCGGTAGTGACTACCTGATGCAGAGCTCGCAGGCAGAAGGGGCAGAACCGCCCCGACAACTTATGGGAGCCTGGGCTCATAGCTTCACCCTCACTCGATTGGCCTTCACGTACCGCACGTTCACCTTGTCCTTGCGGTCATCCTTCCAATGGCGCTCCCCGTACACCTGCAGCTTGAGACGGCCGTCTGGCATCACCTTCAAGATGTGGCAGGGCATCAGGTAAGCCTTGCGGGCCGGCCCTATCGCGTGGACGCAAGCCAGCAAGTGCGTTGCGTTATCTCTGGTCAGTTCGCCCAATGATTTCCCCAGCGTCTTATTCAGTGCAGGCATGACTCACCCCCAGCGGCGATTTCGCCAATCCCTATGGCTCCGGTCACGTTGAATGTCAGCGCCATGTGTCCATCGAGCTCCTTTGCCAGGTCGCCGAAGAAACAGACCCGGCTACCCTCCTGCACCATCCTGAATGTGGCCTTCACCTTGTCCACCAGCGGCGTTTTGCCTATCCGCAGCTCCTGCATCACCAGGGTGGACGGGCTACCATCAGGCAGCGGCAAATGGTTCAGCGCATCCAGGGCAGCAAGGCCAACATTCGTCAGCATCACCTGGCCGTCGATCACCTTCCCGCCAGAGTGGCAGCAGTAATATTTCTTACCGTCCACGACGGTCTGAAACACCATGAATTGCGCGGCTCTCTTCCCCTCATGAAAACCAGTCTCTCGAAGGGTTTCCGGGCTGGCAGTGGCTCCCAGGATCATTTTGCTCTCAATGGTCATTGGTCGGCCTCCTGCTTCTCGGATCTGACCGGCAAGATGCGCTCCCGCCCTACTGGTGGATGGATGAAACCGCCCACCAGGTCACGGCTCGACGCCTTGAACTGCTCAAATAACACCTCGCCGAGCACGTCAAACCTGGTTGCCAGGGTCCGCAAGGCATAATCAAACCCCGGGCGCAGCAGCGCAAGATTCGCCAGCGCCAGGAGGACTAACTGCCGCTCGCCGGCATCCTGCAAGGTGGCAGACTCCAGCTCCCGGCGAACCGCCGCACCGCCTACCTGGTAGCCCCACCAGGCCGACTGGATCGTCATATTGCGATAGCAATCCCCGTCAGCGTCACGCCTGAAAAGCTCCTCCGGGGTGTCCATCTGGCCGTACAGCGACCGCATGACCGCTGACTCAAACTCTTCTCGTTGGTTTGCCATCCCTATTCCCCATCCCGCTCGGCGGCACCGCACCGGCAGGAGTTGATCTGTACGCTCCAGGTGCCATCGAAACGCGGTTCGACCGTACACCCATCTGTCAGCCACTCCCCCAGGAGCTTGCCCATGTCCTTGCGGTCAGTTCGGCGAGCATCGAGGGCGCCCACATAGACGCCGCACTGGCACAAGGCCACATACCCGTTCGGCTTACGCTTGGGGCGCGACATTGCCGACCTCCTGTTTCTCCAGCTCCAGCGGCATGAAGATCTCGTAGATCACCGGATCACTCAGGAAGGAGTCCTTGAGGACCAGCCTCAGACCCTTGCCCATCGTCCGGAACAGGCCAAAGCTGGCCCAGTTGCAGACCTTACCGGCCGATGTAACCACCCCGCTATTGCAACGGTTTGGATCTTTGGACACCCCATTGCAGACCGGGCAGCGGAATTGCCGGCTCGGAACGGCCGCCAGAAACTCATCCCGGGTAGCGTAGACAGATACCTCGTCCAGCTTGGGGAAGTTCGCCTCCTGGTAGTAGTTCGGGGCCGAGTAGTCCCGAGCCTTTTCCACGGCCACCAGCACATCGAGCTGGGACAGACCTAAGACCTCTGCATACTCGGCCGTGAACTGGCGAATGAATTCCACGGTCTTTTCGGTGGTGCCATCACCAAACCCACCACAGGCGACCTTGATCGGCTCCAGGAGCTCGTTGAATTGCTGTTCCATCTGTTTTTCCTTTGCTTCTTGATGCGGGAGCCCAGCAGCAACCAGGCTCACCCGATTAGTGTGTCAGGCGGGGCAGCAGGTCTTGCTTGTCGCCCATATCAAAGCCTTCTTCATCAGGGAGGCGGCCTTGTGTGTCCGGCCACCTGATTTGTACCAGGCGGATCGTCTTACCCGACCCTTCGTAGTAGTTGGCGGCCTGGACGATGAATGCGCTCTTGGCCTGGTAACAATCCACTTCCACCAGCTCAGCCCTCAGACCACCAGACAGCAGTTCATGGGTGATGCCAAGGGAAATGCCATGCTCTTTGTACTCGGCCGCCAGTGCTTCTATCAGTCCATGTTGAACTTCGGAGCGCATAGAGCCGCTGATCATGATCTCGGGCAAGCCCAAAGAGGTGAGTCCTATGGTGTAGGCAAAGCCTTTCTGCCCAGAACTCGGGTCGCCGAACACGCTCATAATCAGCATGTGGCCCTTGGCTATCTGGGCGGCTATGTCTGCTTGCAGTTTTTCGTAGTTGGTCACGCAGTCTCTCCTTACGCGGAAACTGAATCGAATAGGTGGGCGTACTTTCTTGAAACGTGCTCCCGGGAGACGCCGGCGAGCTTGGCGACGGCCGTTTTTGTCACGTCGGCACCCTCCCCCTCCAGCTGGGCGATCGCAGCGCGGATCTTCGCCTCGGTGCCCTCCTGGCGAATGTGATGTGTGACATACGCACCTCGCGATGTGTGACCTACGCCTATCGAGCCACCTTCCAGAGCGAGCTGACAGGCAGGATTCAGCCACAGGCATTCCGTCTTTACCCCAGTGCCAGCGCCGGCGCTGATCCGGGCCTGCTTTGTCTCGCACCGCCAGCCCACCAGCATGTCGCTGTAGAGCTCAGAGGCATAGCCGCTCAGCGCGACCATACCCTGCACACCCAGGAGCTGTTGCAGGAGCTCCTGGTGCTGCTGCTCGGTCAGTTCGTGGCGGTAGACGTTCCCAGAGCTGCCGATGTTTCTGGTTTCCATCAGATAGGGCGGATCCACATAGAAAAGGGTCTGCTCAGTATCGTGTGAGGTAATGCACTGGCCAGCAGGGCGGTTTTCGATGTTGACCCCACGCAGACGCTGACACACCCAGGAGAGGATTGCGGGATACTTCATCCACACGGCCGCACTGACTGCATGTTTGCGGCGAGCCTCGCAGCGGAAGCCCGTCTTGTGGCCCGTGGCCGCCCCACTGCCGAATCCCATGGCACTCCTGACGATCGTGCGCCTGGCCCGCTCGATGGGGTCGTCGGTGTGCTGGTACGCCAGCTGGAACTCGTCTCTGCTGTATGGTGTCAGTTCGCACAACTCGCGCAGGCGGGCGACGCCCTTCTCGTCGCGCAGCACCTGGAACAGGTTGAAAATATCCTGGTCCAGGTCGTTGTAGACTTCGCCATGGCTGCGAGGCTTGCGCAGCAGCACAGAGGCTGCGCCACCGAACGGCTCAACGTAGATCTCATGCTTCGGGAAGAAGCCATAGAGCCAGGAGGAAAGGCGGAACTTTCCGCCGTGGTATCGAAGAACAGGTGTGTGCATGACGCTATCTATCCGGGTGTCTATATGGCACCAATAATGATCGAACCCACAACCACAGACAAGAATTTTATTCCTCTCTTATGGAAATATTTTCTTTTCGTTGTGGTTCAGAAACTGGCTCATTGTCCGCCCCCGCCTTGGGCAGAAGCGGCAGCATGGCGCTCAGGGGGATCTCATAGTCTCGGCCGTCATAGCTCAGAGTCACGCCCTCGATGGTGAGGGCCTGACTTACACCTTCTCCCCGGGCCGGGTCGGCGCTCCCTGGCTGCCCCGGTTCGTTGCTGCCCGTGCAGGGGTAAACATGGTCGCCGGCTCTCGGGCATCGCTTGTTCCCGCAGTCAGGGCACACAACCAGGCGCATATCGTCCACCGTCACCGGCCGGCAGGCCTGGCACCAGCAAGACGCTGCCGACGGCCCCAGGGCCTTCTCGATGCGGTCGATGATGTGGAAGTTACGAACGAACCCTAGACCAGTTCGCAGCGGGCGCAGCGCCTCGCGCAGCAGGTCGGCCATATGGTCTTTGCTGGGGAGCTGACAAGTGTCGCTTGACGGTTCGCTCGGCTTAGCTGGCACCTTCGGTATCCACCCACCCAGCACAACCTCAATTCGATCCAGCAGCTCTCGGCTCGCGTGACTCGATCCCACGGGCGGGGCAAAGGCTCCATCAATGACCCCGTGAGACTCCCGCAGCAAACCAGCCATCGTGTCGGCCCGGCTCGCGGCTACCTCCAGCTTGGTGGATAGATCCATCTCAATTTGCGAACCGGGGCGAGTCATAGCCTCCCGCAGCAAGCGCAACGCCTGGCTGGCAACGTGGCCGAACTGCTCAGCCCGCATTTCCTCTTGTAAGTCGTCAGGGTCTGGGTGGCCGGTGACGTGCCCGATCTCGTGAGCCAGAAAGTGAGCCACCAGCCCAGGATCAGCATCAGGGGCCATCCAGGCATGGATCACGTTCAGCTCTGTATCCACCCATCCCCAGCAGCCCATAGCCCGCATCCCCTCAAGCACCTGCTCTTGGGAGACGCTGACTTCCTGCCCGCTTTCATCCAGGCCGCCGACTTCGGCCCCCTGCAGTAGCTCGGCCACAGTGACGCCATGTTCATCGGCCGTTTCACCCCACAGGGAGTTGTAAACGTCCTCTGGGGAGTCGTACCAGGTGATAGTCAGCTCTGGGGGCAGTGGCCAGGGTTCGACGCCCTGCTTCTTCTCGTTGTTCATCATCGCTTGTTCCTATCCATTGAATGCCCGGTTGACCTCGCGCTCGCTCGCTATGTCGGTCATCTTTCCGCAGTGCTGGCATTTGCATTTGGTCTTGGCTCTGGTGTCGGCCACCAGCCTCTCCAGCTGGGCCAAATACCGGACGGCGCGGGCCTCCTTGCGGGTGAATTGCGCCAGCACCCACATGGGGTTCAGGTGCTCACCACATAGGCCGCACTCCACATAGCCAAGCGTCTCGTCGTAGATAAATTTGTTGTGCTGGCAGCTCTTGGCGAACCGGTCAGCCTCTTGGATTACTCGCTCTGTCACAGGATCCGGTCCCCCAGAAGGTTGTAGAGCTCCCGAGAGGCGCCGTTGATTGCCTGCTGGTTGTTTCCATCCAGGGCGTAATACAGACGATCCAGAAGGCTCTCCATTACTCCCTTTCCCATCGAGGGAAGGACTGTTCGCCCACGGTTCTCAACCTCTTCAACCAGGTCGTCGGTATCAAAGTCTCCCAGGGCCACGTTTGCCTCGACCTCTACCGTCACGCTCGGCATAGATGCCTCCCCTTATCGCCCAGTCCAGGCCATGAACACGCCCCGGTTCTGGTCCCGCATCTTCGCCGACGGGATGTAAGGCAGTCGGGCAATAAGCATCTTGAGCGGGGAACCGTCCAGCTCGCTTTCGATTCTCACGTCGGCGCCCGGGTTAAGCTCCACGTAGCGCTTTTTCAGGCTCTCCGCCTCGGTGGCCGTCAGGCCGCGCTGAACAATCGGCTCTTTGTATCGCATCACTTTTTCTCCTTGCTTTGCTGCTCTGCCAGGTGATCGGCAATGATCCGCCCTGGCACCATTCGGTATTTGCGTTCCCAGGAGAACGTGAACCACAACCAGGAGGCGGAGCGCCGGTAAGCGGTGAACCTGGAGCGCCAGGAAAAGCCGCTCGGCTGAATGCCCAGAGTGAGGGAAAACCCATCCGGCTCATCCCGCATTTCCACCAGCACCGCCCCGTACATGTAAGAACCAGGCCTCAAGTGATAGGCCTTGTCATACTCATAGGCCTCCCGCGTCACCAGCACATCCGGGGTCATGAAAAAGGCCGTGAGATCACGGTCCATAATCGCTAACTGGCTCATGCCGCCTCCTGGGTAATGGTCAATGTCCTCTCGTGCTTCACGATGAAGTTAGGATATATGGGGTATGCAGCCGCAACGCGACGCTCGGCTATCTCGTAGCAATCCACGCTGCTGTCTGCCATGGTGACCAGCACCGCCAGGCAGTCGCCGTTATGCAGAGAGACGTTCATGCTGCCACCTGGACGGCGGTACCGGATGGCTTGGTGATCAGTTGCCACCACAGCCGCATTTCGGTAGCCCCCATCCCTCGCTCCACAGTCCGCTTTTTGATAATGCCTTTCACATGAACCGACGTTACTCTTGCCCCCTTACCCTCGATGTAGTGACGATCGACGCTGTAGCGGTTGTTCTCGTGCAGCTTGTTGAGGAGAGAGCTGATCGTCTGAATGGTCGTCTCCGCTCCGAACCGGTAGCGAAACCCTGCGTCATAGACCTCCCTGGCCGTCATAGATTTACCCTGTTCCAGCAGCCAGGCCGCCAGCTGGTCCGTCTTTGTCGGGGTGCAGTGATAAAGCTCCTCCGCCATCAGCAACCTCCCCTCACTTTTTCCAAGCTCTTGGTGTAAAACGTCCCGGTGAACTCCACCCAGTCGTTGATCTGGCTTGCTCTCATCGAATAGTCGATCCCGCCATGGCGGTTTTTACCTTTGTTCGCCAGCAGCGCCCCCTGAAATGCTGTCAGCTGGCGGAAACCTTTGGGGAGCGGAGAGAAGCGAAGGCGATATTCCGTGCGGTCGCGGTGAACAATCAGCTTCTCCTTGACGCGCTCGCTACCGGCCAGGATCTCTTTGGCGGCCAAGTAGCTATCTGTGTGGGGGTTGATGTAGGGCATTGGGCTTACCTTGTCTTGTTCCAAATCCAGATGCGATTGAGATTCTGATCTGCAGCCCTGGTAATCAGGCCGTCCAGTTCATGAACTTCGTTGGCCCGTGAAAGAATCCGCTTATTGGCATGAGTCTTTGCATTGCCGGCCATGATGTAGGTGGTTCGCTTGATCAGCTTTTCCTCATCGACCCCGAACACGTTCCCATCCCGATCGCCGGCACGATACTTGTGCATGATGTAGAGCCCGTAAGTGACGGTCGGCTTGTGTTTGATCACCGCGTCGATTGCTTCAAGGCGCACCACGTTGGCGCCATATGTCACGAGGGCTTGTTTAGCCGACTGGCGGGCGGCCTGGGTCTGTTCCCACAGGGCCCGGTGCTTGGCCTCGGGGCGATAGGTTGGGTGCTGGCTGTAGTTGTCAGTCGCAAGCACTCCCAGGTATTCGGCCAGCGCACCGTTGCCGGCGCCGATCTCCATTTCCACACCCCGAGCAGCCATGAAAGCGGCGAGCTCCTGGGTCGGCCAGACGTAAATCCCCTCCGCCACCATCAGCTGCTCGAGCACTGCATGGGGATGGAGTCGCACTTCGGCGGCCGGGAGCACCTTCGGGATACCAGGGGACGCCATCAGGTCGCGACGGGCGGCGCTGGTATCGAGCTCCTTAGCCACTCTGACGCCTCCCCGGACAGCCTGGGCGAGTAGGAACGGATCGAGAGTTGTCATTGAATTTGTCCTTTGAGAAAACGGTAAATCAAACCGGGCCAGAATATGGCTTCTCGGAATACCCAATAAAACAGGCGCAAGACCCCGGGAGGGCCAGCGTAAGCAGGGCCAATGCCCAGCATTATGAGGAATCCCAACTGGTGCCAAGCCATGATCCAGAGGGCAAGAGAAGTAGGTGAGTGAACTAAGTCATATAGCTGCAGGAGCAGTATCACCACCAAAGGCGGGGGCACCCGGCGAACCAGCCGGTTAAAGAGCTGGCGCATCAAGGACGAGCACCCCGACTCATAAATCGAGAGAGTAAAGCTTGTGCTTGGCGGCGGGCCCGCAGCCCTGGATTATCCAGATCGCCACCTTCCCCAAGATACTCCCTGGGGGCCCCTTGCAGGGCTTGGCCCATGCGATTGGCATATGCCTCGTGCTGGTACACAGCACTGTAATCCCTCATGGGTGCCCTGCAATCGAGCTCTCCCGTTGCGAGCTTCTGCAGCGCCTGCTCATCGCGCACCAGCAGCACAGACAGGGCACACACGGCCAAGCGCAACTCGTCAGAGTCCAGGGCTTTGCCAGCCCAGCAATCCTCTACGATCTCGCCAAGTGACCTTGGGGCCGACTCTGCATCGAGTTGCCCCTGGGGACAGGCATTTCCATTCATTGAGCACCCTTCCCGATCGGCAAAAACTCCCCATTACCCAGCACGTCGCACACCTGGGCCACAACCGAAGTCGGCAGGCCTTGAGCCACCGAACCACCTTGCACGATGTACTGACCGGGGCGCCCTGAATCAGGCGCGATCAGACCACCATCCTGCAAGGAGGCCAGGAGGCGCAGGGTTCGGCTATTACCCCACCCGAACAGGCGCTGTATGTTGACAGCCTCTATCACCTGGCGGCCCTGCAACAGTTCCAGCAGGGCGCGGCATTTGGCGTTTTCAGTTCCCATCAGTTTGATTCCTCGGATCGATCATCCCGTTTCACGCAATAGTCCACCCCCAGCCGATCGGCCTCACGGCGAGCCAGGGTCATCAACAACTCGCCGCGGCTACTGTACTGTTCAAGGTCCACCAGCCGATCGAGCATGTCTCGCTCGGTATCCGATATGCGCACCCCTCTCAACTCCAGGATCCCCAGCAGGCGCTCGCGATTTCGCCGGTCACGCTGATAATCAGCCTCCTGCTTGCGGTTTCGGTTCCTCGGCCGGCCGAGCGTGCTTACTTTCACCACCATAGACACCCCAAATACAACAAAAAAGGCACTACAAACAAAGGTTAGGAAATCAATATCAAAAGGACACCCGAAAGGCGTCCTGGTTATTACACAATAGGCTTCAACATAAAAGCCCGGTCGATGGCATCCTGCCACTGGCTCACGCTTAGGTCATTCAGCCTCGCGATCGGCTGTTCCTTGTCGTTCGTCAGCGTGACGCGGATCTTGGGGTTTTGGAACACCAGCTCCCACCAGTGACGAGTAGTGTTGAGTTCAACAGAGGCACCGTGTTTGGCTGCCATTGCGTTCAGGTCACGCCGAAACACCTTGGCCCCTGTCTCTGCATCCCAGCCAGATGGCTTACTCACCGCCGGCAAATCCAGCGCCTTCCCGCTATCACTCAGGACAAAGAGGCGCCCACCAAACGGCAATTTCTTATCCTCGAGCTCAACCAGATAACCCGCCTCGATAAGACCAGCTGCAGCCACCCCGCTTATGCTGGAATGCTCCGCAACAACCTGCTCCTGCTCGCCCACCAGCTCGATCACCTTTGTCCCGGTCAACATAGCCTTACGGCGGTGAACTGGTACGTTACTGGCCGATCGGACCAGCATATAGACGGCTTCATTTCGCAAGGCGCTGACTATCTCGGCGCGCTTCGGGGTCATTCTCACTATTCAGTCTCCTTCATCTGCCAGGCAGAGTTTCGGGACCAGGGCACCATGGATTCACCAGGTAACAGACGGCGGTATTTCATCAGCACATCGATGGCTTCATCTACTCCTTCAACCAGGGCGCAGTAGTAACCTAGCCCTGACAGCATTCGTAATTTGAGTACCTGGTTGTCACTAATTCGGCCGCCCACGGCCTTCAACTCCATGCGACACCCATGATATACGCCACATGGCAAATCGACGATAACATCCGGGTACCCATCTTTCTGGCCGCTCGCCTTCATCATCCCCGCCGTCTTGCCTGGGCGGTATCCACCATTCGGGACGGCGCTCATGAGGCTGTAGAGCTCTGGATCCATCACCTCCACTCTTGCGAACAGGTCCACCTGCTCGTAATACTCCTGGTTGCCCTTACGGAGCTCTGGATTCTTCGCCAAGGCCGCCATCGCAACAGCGTGAGGAGAGACATAACCAGGATCCCCAAGTTTCGCTCCAGGGACGGTTTTTTTGGCCGGTTTCCGCTTGATTGGCATAGAGTCAGGCGCGTGAGGAAGTGAAAAGCTCCTGCCCGAACCAGCCCGGATCCCCTTGCTTGCCCACCCCTGGCGCCTTGCCACCTGATCTTGCAGAAAATCGTCGTCGAACCGGGGCATGGATCAATGCCCCTTCTTCGCTGCTTTCTTCACCTTCTTAGCCAACAGGCGCAGCGCCTTTTCACGAGCTCGCTTCAACGACTCCTGGGTGACCACAATCGCCTTGCGACGGGCCTGTAAGCGTTTTTGCGCCTCATCAATCCTTCCCAGGGTCGGCTCGGCAGAGAAGGAGACTTCATTGGCCCGCATTTCTGCCTCAGTGAGCGTATCCAGCATGGTCTGACGGTCCATCGTTGCCATGTAGTCGGCAATCTCGTCCCGCAGGCTAACCGGTGGAGCCACCACATCGGTGATATTGATCAGCTGCCCCTCATGCTCAAAGTGCAGCGTTGGGGTGACGACCACCTGCCGCCCACGTTCATCCAGATCCAGGGATAAGGCAATCAGGCAGCCGCCGCCGTGGCGAGAGGTCCACCAGAATAGCGGCTTGGTCTTGTCGATAGGGTCGTCACCATTCTCCGCCAAACAATCGGCGTGAAGGCTAAACAGCGTGACGTGCCCCTCCTCCCGGGTGAACCCTGGCAAGTTGTTGCGGCCGTGATAGAGGTGGATCAGAGTGTTGGCGTATATCAGGCGCCGGCCCTGCTCACGGATCATCAAGGCCTGCTCCTGGATGGAGCACCCGTAACGCTCCAGCTCCAGATTGGCGAACTCCAGATCTCGGATCCCTTGCTCCACCTGGTCCGCCTGCTCTGTAACGTAACCGGTAATCTCGCTCAACTCGGCGGTCAGCTCACTCACCCTTACCTGCATCAGCTCATTCTGGGCGGCCTGCTCACGCAAATAGGCGATCTCCTTGGCTGGAGTCAGCACCATACCGGCCGGAACAGGCGCAGCAGCACCCGCCAACTGGTCACGCACTCGTTGTTCTGCAGCGGCAACAGCATTTGTCCGAGCCTTATCCGCCAGGGCCAGGCTTTCAGTCGTCCGGCGAAGCTCGGCCTTTAACTCTCGTTCGGATAGCTGCAAGGCCTCCAGTCGCGCCAGGGCGCCTGACAGATCACCCCTAACCTGATAGAGCTCCTTTGTCATCGCATCCACGCTCTCACTGGCGTGACGATGCTGGGCAGTCAGCTCAGCCAGCTGCACCCCACGCTCAGCGGACTTGGCGGCCTCCCCCTCGGCTGCAGCGAGGCGAACAGCCAGGGATTTGCATTTGTCCTGCTCGGTCACCAGCAGATCACCCAGGTGTTCTAGGGTGCGGGCATCAGTCTCCGAAGCAGCGATAGCCAGCAGCTTAGCCTCCAGCTCACGCTTGGTTGTCTCAAGCCCAGCAATGCGAGCTCGAGCGGCCACCATTTCACCGTTGAGCTGAATCGACCGCTCCCTAGCTTGCTCGGCCGCAGCCTCCGCCACTTCTGCGCGGGCCGTGGCCGCAAGCACATCCCCCCTCAGAGAAACCATCATCGCCTCGGTCAGGCGGTCCGTCTCTGCGTCTAACTTCCCATCCTCGCCTTGGCGAAAAATAGATATGGGAACAGAAACCATTTCTTCCGCTGATAAATCTTGGTTCATTTGAATTCCAAAGACACTTTCATGAGCATTTAAAATAATGCTTAGGATATTAACAAAACCGACGCGCCAAAAAAACTACTTAGTCAGCCAATCCATGACCAACAGCGCAAAAAGAGGGAGAAGGAAGGGGGGAGAGATCCATCGAATGAACCACAGAAAGGCGGCCACCGGGCCCCTTCCTCTTGCGCCGTCTTTTCCAGCCGACGGGGAGCTCATCACGCACGGCCGCGCAGACGATTCAATCCAGCCAGCAGACCGCTCACAAGCCCACCGCCAAAACGCTTATCCGTTTCCGACAGGCCGGCCATGATGGCCTTATTCATCTTCGCCTGGCGGTTCAGCTCGGCAACGCGCTCGGCCATGTCGGCCTGCTGCACAAGGGCGAACTGGACCGAACTACAAACAACCGTTTTCTTGAACTTCATCGTTCTTCATCCTTTGCGTTCGTGCCATAAGGCACCCATTCATAAGTGCAAAAGCCGCATTCCATACCCGGCATATAGCCTCATCTTGCAATGACCAGCAGCCACGTTCTGCGGACTTACTCGACCTCCGCCCGTGCCTTTCGGCTCGCTTCTTCGCAATTCCGGGCGGAGATCGCCTGGGCAGCAGCAAGGCCAGCTGTTCAGCTGTTAGGTCTAGGTTGTCGTCCATGATCTGGAGCTCTTGCTGACTCCATGACGGCCCTCGCCTATGCGTTACTTTTTGCCCATTCATTGTTGCCGTTCTCTATCAGTCCTGGTGATGGATTGGGACTCGGATACCTGATTCGTCCGCGGGTGCGGTGCGATCCAACAGCCAGATAACATGCGGTTGGAACCGGGAGTTATTGATAGCCATCAACAACTCAAGGGCCGGGGTCCGGTACCCAAGCTCGTAGTTTTTGAGGGATGTAGGTGGGATTTTCAGCTCGTCTGCAAACTTCGGACGACTCAATTCATAAAACTCGCGCAGCAAGCGCAGCTTTTGCCGGAATAGCAGTAGTTCGGCGGTCAGTTCGGGGGTAGGGGTTACTTTAGCCATGGGGCACCTTCTTCTCGATGGGGGTTGTTGTGAACTCAGACGCACGACGGCTCACGCGGTCTAGTAGTTCTTCCATTGCCGCAAATGCGGCGTCCACTGCCACCCCGGCCGCGGTTTGCAGATCCAGGGTGAACACTGCCGGATAGCGCGGGCACACTATCGGCTGCAGCAGTGGGATTTGACTCACCGCAGGAAATATCCCCGCGGCATCAAGCAGCTTGATCGGAAGGCTCGCTAATCCTTGATAGCGAAAGCCGACCGTCACGCCATGATTCAGATAGGCCTGGAGCTGAACCGGTAGAGCGATAAGCACCGCGGGCACCGACTCCTCGGCATATCGGGTGGCGGCCACAGATAAGGCCGCCATTACTTGGCTGTATTCGTCACCAAACTCTCCCCGGATCGCTTCCATCAGGGCCAGTGTTGTTTCGGTCGCTGGTTTGGCTGTCATTACGCCACGAGCTCCTGTTTGCCGATTGGGTTAGGTTGTTCATCCCAGCACATGATCTTCTTGGTTTCCGGGTCGATGTAGTAGTCGGTTCGGTCAACCTGGTCACCCAAGGCAGACCAGCCTGGACGATTGCGGCGGGTGAACATATCCAGCCGAGTAACGTTGTCGCCGTAGAGCTTTTCGAGGCGCTGATACACCTCCTCTGGCTTAACGCTGTGTTCTTGCACGAGACTTTCCAGGATCTGGCGGACGCCCTTATCCAGACGCTGCAGGACTCGACCCTTTCCACGCACACCTACAATCACGAGCTCGGCATTTGAACGGGTGTAATGGCCCTGCCCTATTGCCCAAAAATCCTTGCAGACCTGTTCCATCAGCTCGGGAGTTATTCGACTCAACAGCTCGCCGGCAATGATGGGAGTGGTCACCACCTTGCGGGGGGTGATGCCGAGCAAACTGGCGATAGTGCCCTTGAGTGTCTTTTTCAGGCGCTCTGCAACGTTCTGCCAGTGCCGGGGCGAGCGCTTGACCCATACAAAACCCAATGTGCGGTAGCTGTAGCCCCAGGTCTTCATCAGCTCCAAGGAGTCGGGCAACTGGGGGCCAGTCGTCCACATCCACAAGACCGAAGTGGGCGCGGCCAGTTCGGCCACGTTCATCGCCTTCAAGTCCTTAATGCTCATGGTTTCGTAGTGTCTGCTTGCCCCGCCACGGTTTGCGGATTTGTCGCTATAGCGCCAGGGGGGATCGGCATGGATAAGCTGAAACATCAGTCAAACCTCGAATGGTGTTTTTTGACCCAGGCGGCTTCTTGAAGGCGCTGAATCGTGTCTTCGCCCACCAGCTCACGCAGCTCACGCATTTCTCGCCGGTGAGCTTGGAATTGCATACGGAGCTTGCGCCCACCAGCCAGGAGAAGCTTGATCACTGCAACTGGGTCAGATAGGTCATAACCGGTTGCCTCACAAACGTGACAGTCGTTCTTTTTGGTGCCGAACAGCCCATCTACAGCACCTGTCCCTGAGCAATACCAGCACTTGGCCGGCGCTCCATCGGGTCGCGGCTCTATGGCCTGTTCTGCGTCGCTCTTGAGCTCCTGGTGGCTAGGAAGCTGGATTGATTGGGCCGTCGCCTCACGTTGCTGGCGGCTGGCCTCGGCCTGGTGTCGTTTAAAGTCGGCCAGTTCAGCAGCCAGAGAAGGATCTCTGTTCATACAGTGGTGGGATTAACCTGGGCAGCCTTTTTTTTCAGGCGGTTTTCTCGGCGCTTGGCGTTGGCGGCCTGGGCTTTTTCTTCGCGAGCACGGCGGAGCTCGCGGATCTCTCTCAGCATTTTGATCCTGTCCTCTATCCATTGGGGGACAGAGTTGCGCCGGTGATACCCCCTCAAGGAGTGATGCCCCTTGAGGCCAAGCAGCTTTGCAAACTCTGTCCTACTACCAAAGGCGTCACCGACCAGCTCGATCTTCGCCGCCTCCAATTCATCCAACGTCATTACTCGAATCCTTTTCGGCAAACCCATTCAGATACGATACATGCTGCTGGCACCAGGAGGCAAACATCCTAAGCTATTTTTGTGAGCCTTTTACCCATGGATTCTACCTAGAATTATTTTCCTGACAAGAGGAAAATTTTTCTTGTTTAGCTCATAAATTGCACCTATTCTTGGCTCGTCGGGTTCGCATAGAACCGATAAAGGCGCCACCAAGCCGGTGGCTTAGTCTCGAATCAAGAAGCGGATTTATGAGATATGAACACTACCAAGACCAGTATTATCAAGGTATTAAGCGAGATTAACTCGTTCGATAAGCTGAAAGAGTTTGAGGCCACTGTGATGAAGATGAAGATCAACTACGATCTGCGCAATCGCCTCTTGCGGCAGGCGACAGCGAACTTTTGCAACGCCTGCCCGATGGCTTAATGAAACATCCTAAGATGGGGCCTCTAGGCCCCTTTTTATTGGCTGACGGGTGCAGGGGGGCACGGGATGGGGAACTGGCTAAACGATGGAGTTATCCACAAAAGATCATGGCCCTAATACCCAACAGATCCTATAGAGATCCTTCTTTAAAAGATCCCAAAGATCCCCGGGACCAACTGAAATCGCTGAGAACCGCGCTATCACCGGTCTGGTGGCTTGTGCATAAGTTGATTCGGTGTAGCCATAAGTGGAACTTGATGTACCCATAAGTGGCAAATCGCTAGACATGATGTACCCATAAGTGGAATATGATGTAGCCATAAGTGGATGTGGATGTAGCCGTAAGTGGAAGCTATACGGACTTATTTAAAAACAGCGAACCCCAATCAAAATGAAAAAAAGCGCGGATAAAACAGATAGTTACAAACCTAGCATCGAGGAGGGAACCCCTCTTTCCTTGGTCAAGCACAACAGGTTTTCAACAGTGCATCCAAACTTGATACTGCGGACGCAGATCTTCACCCCCGTGGCTCGGAACCCGCACACAAAAAGCATTGGCCGAACCGCCGACGTTTCCGAAACCATGCGCGATCTGGCATTTGCACGGGCCGAGGGATACGACAAAGTGACGATCTACGGCGCAAAACTCGATATTGAAACGGACTTTCGCGTGTGGAGCGGCATCACCCAGCTGTTCGAACGGGAAGGCTTCCAGCCTGCCGGGGCTCAAATTTCTTTCCGGGAGTTCGCCAGCTTGTGCGGTTACCCTTCCAAACAGTTGTCTGCAACGCTTCGCGAGCGCATTGACCGCTCTCTCAACCGGATCATGAGCCAGGTTGTGTCATTCGCCAGGGACGACGGGCGATCCACCTTCAAGACCCACCTGCTGCACCGCGCCTCTTACGACCTCAACGAGGACATAATCAAGCTGATCCCGGATGAAAATCTGTGGGAGCTCTACCGTATAGACCACAACATCCTGCTCTCCATGGAGCATCAGGAATCACTGCGCCGGCGCGAGGTGGCCCAGTGCCTGTATATGTTCATCGAGGCCCTGCCGAAAGCACCCGTCCCCCTCTCCTTCACCCGCCTGCGTGAACGGGTAGCCCTGACCACCAACAAGCCGGCCGAGGCGAACAGGAGCATCACCAACGCCCTGCTCGAGCTCAAGTCGATTGGTTACCTGGACTACGATATTCAGACCAAAAATCGCGAACGCTATGTGCTGATCCACGACAGAAAGAAGCCAGTGAAAAACAAGGACTAAGCCGCGTCAGATGTAGTCTCAATGGGTAATTTTGTGAGCTATTGAGGGGCGAATTCTGGTGCCGGAGATCGCCCCGCATAGCCATAGGGATCAAGGAGGATTGGGAGGAAGTGTCTGCGGGGTAGTTGTGTGATCAATTTCACATATTTCAGACAAAGAAAAGCCCACCAGATAGGTGGGCCGAAAGATCTTTGATCAACTTAACTCCAGGATCTTGATCAGGGAGCAAGAGATCCTTTAGGCTATCGATGTGATCCAAGGGGGTACCAACCCCGAGGCATCAAATAACCGGTCAACTCGCCTCTACCAAAGGCTGCTGACTACCAAGCTACTAACTAACACTTCACCTGGCACACGTTAGGGATGGAACTAAGTCACCCAACATGGTTGCACCATCGCGCAACTGTGATTAGTTTAACCGACCATGATCCCCCCCTCAAGTGCTTGGTGCATCCAATTTAGTGGAACTGCCCATGCAACCCTCAAAAACAACTGTTACCGTTCACCATTCCGACCAGCTGGTCGCTGCCGCCACTCGCTTAGACTTCTGCACTGCGGGGCGAACCCTGCTCACTCTGACCACTTTCGCCGGCAAGAAAAATGGCGCCTGGTCCTGCCACCCGGCCAAGGGAACACTGGCAAAACTGGTGGGGGTCACTGAGCGCACCATTCAAACGTGCATCCAACAGCTCGCAGAGCTGGGGCTGATCAGCATCACTCATCGCAAAGGTGGCGCAAACCTCTACTCGTTCAACGCCGAGCGCATCCTGAAACCCACCTCCGCGATCATCAGCACCCTAAACCCCATGAGCCAACGCACCAGAGAACTGGCCGAGCGGGTACAGGCAGCAGAGAAGCGCCGAGCTGACATAGCCGAGAAGTATTTCAGGAAGGTAGAGAAACCGGCTTCTCCAGGGGGAGAAAAGCAGGATCTCCCCCCAGCAGCAGGCAGGGGAGATCGCCGAGATCTCCCGAACAAGGGTTTTGAAACAAGATCTCAGATCAAGAACAACCCGGCTGACGCGGGCACCCCTCCTCTCTCGAAAGAGCCGGCTCAAGCAATGCGAACTGGCACCATGACCCGATCCATGCTCAGGATGTGCTGGGACGCATCGCTCTATCAGCTCACCAAGATCACCGACCTGATCAGGCGCCTGATCAAATCAAACGGCCCATCCGGCGATTTGGAGCAGGCAAAATGTAACCTGCACAAAGAGCAGCAGACGCTCGCCGGATACGCACAGCGAGCCGTAGAGCTCGGATATGACGGGTTTGAACTACCCGATCACCTTATCGCTTGACGATTACAGCCAACCCCTTAATCATGCGGCACATGATTAAGGGGGTATCATGAGACTATCCAGGGTTCAGAAAGACGTGCTGTTCGTGCTGTTTGCGACCAGGAAGAAGGGGCGGAACGCGCCGGTGCCAGCTGTAGATCTGCTGGAGATTGTGAACCGGGGGCGCTCTACAGAGGTGTTTCAAAGCAATTTTCTCACGTCATGCCACACCCAGGTGGAGAACGGTTATCTCCACCAATATCGGAATCGCTCGATGAGGCTGGCGTTTAGCCTGACAGAGCTTGGAGTGGTTGAAGCGGAGAAGATTTACCAGGAACGGATCAAGGCTTAACTCTGTGTTGTACGTGTTTGGGTACATGTGCCATACTCGCGGACGCAAACCGCTATCAAGGAGACGAATCATGCACACAGTTACCTTCTCGGACGCCCGCAAGCATTTTGCGGACACCATGAGCCGCGTAACCAACAATGCCGAACCGGTGCGCGTCATGCGTCGCGATGCCCCTGACATTGTAATGGTTGATGCCGCCGAATATGAGGCCATGCTGGAGACGATATATCTGTTCAGCAACCCGGCGAACGCTGCTCACCTCAACGAATCACTGGAACAGTTGGAGCGCGGCGAAGTTGTCAAAGTGGACTATTAATTTCACCCTCAAAGGGGCCGAGGACTACGCCTACTGGAAGGGAATTGATGAAAACAAGGTTGAACGGATACGAGCTCTCTTGCATTCAATGGAGGCTGACCCATTCAGCGGGATAGGGAAACCCGAACGGCTACGGCACCACAAAAACCCCGCTTTGTACTCACGACGCATCGACCAGCAGCACCGCCTGGTTTACAGCGTATCAGGGACCACGGTAACGGTAGTCGCCTGTCGGTTTCACTACGGAGACAAATGAAAAGGCCGCCACATTGGGGCGGCCTTTTTCTATGCTGCTCTTGGGTTAGCGCAAGCGAAGCTCAAACCCGAAATCGACAGCGCCATGAACCTCTGCAGGCCGGCCATGCACAGGGACGGATACCGACTCACGCTTGCCAAGTGGCAGGGTACCAAGATCGGTGCGAGCCAAGCTATCCAAGAACTGGCGGAGCACCTTCGCGTCGTCTGGGGTCGCCATTGCTGCAATGGAAGTGCGTTGCTCCTTGGTCAGCATTACCGGGTACGCCTCCAGGGCGTCCAGCATGACTTGCTGCCGGTGCGCAATGGCCGCTTTGGCATCAGCTCTGGCGGCCTCCAAATCCTGGGCCAGTTTGGTGGAGTGCTGGCGCTGCTCAGCCAGCATTCCGTCCAGCATCATCACATCGTAGAGACTCGCTTCCTCGATACGACGAGCTGCGGAAACCTGCACCCAGCTATCCAGCATCGCGCGATAGACTTCACGATCCATACCCAGCTGGGCAATCACCGCCTCCCCTGCTGAATCCAGCATTGCCCCCTGGCGAACCAGCGGGATGAAGTTGGGCTCGGCCACGTAGTCGAAACCGTACATCACCTGTGGATGGTCCCCGGTGTAGTTGCTGGGACCGGTTACAGCCCAGGACCAGCCGCCGGCATTGGAGTCGAGCATTGAGGACACGATAGCCCCAGACGGAGTATCCAGAATCTCCTGGGTGTGGTGCAGGGTGCCGTCGTCGTCCAGGCTGATCGCCACCAGCCGGTTACTGGGGACGTTCTGCATGATGACCGGCTTCCCGTCGAGCATCACCACCTCTTGCTCGCCTGGCTTCATTTTGCCGGACAGAGCGCGGGCGGAGTGGCCGAAGTAGCCGTAGAGCTCGCCCAAGCGCAGGCCTTCCTGAGTGGCTGCCGAATCCAGCATCTTCTTAACTGAGTGGTGAACATAGCGCCGCCCGTTGTGCCCGGTGCGGCCCTCCTTGTGAATATTGATCGAGGTATCTACGCGCCTCATAGCGGTTCTCCTAGCAGGTTGACGAGTTGGGTGTTGATTACGCCCTCCAGGAAGTTCTGGAAGCCGTCACGGGGCCCCTTGTATCCGACGGACTCCATGAAGTTCTGTCCATCCTCTTCCGCTGCCGCCTCCTCGGCGGCTTTGGCAAGGTCTTTGATGATCAGGGCCGCCTTGTCTGGGTCGAGCCGCACTATGTCGGTCAGCACCAACTCCTTGAAGGTTTCTGAACCAGCTAGGCGGCCGTTTTCTATGGTGTCGAGGACAGTGGCCAGAGCCATGGCGTAGTTGGTGCGCGTCTCCATGGCGTCGGCCTGCTCAGCCTCGATCGCTGTATTGAGGGAGTGGAATTTGATTTCGATCGGGCGCAGCTCGCCGGCGCCGAAAACTTTGCCGTACTTGTGGGCCATGTGAATGTCGATCAGCCGGTTTGTGGACTGAACCACCCCCACCCGCAGCCAGTTCGCCCGGATGGCTGCTTGAATGCTGGTCCGGAAGAACCCGCCATCCCCCAGGCCGCCCGACATCAGATCCCCCCAGCCGAGCATCGACACATCGATCCCCAGGGATGACGCCATGCGTTTGAGGTGGAACATCACATCCTCGATGTGCTGAATGTCCGGGCTGACCGTCTGGGTGTCGATCGTCACGCCTCCCTTGTTGCCGGACAGGTTCGGGATGAGCTGGTTCCAGACGGTCGGGATCAGGCCTTTGGCCTTGCCCTTGCGGGCGGCAGCTTCCATGTCCTTGCGCATCTGGGATCCGACGATATTCAGGTACTGGGCAGCGCGAGCCGGGTCGAGGTTATCCATACCGAGCGCCACGAACCGGTCAATGCGGGAAGCGTTATAGCGGCTGCCTTTCATCGAACGGATTGCATCCCCCAGGTCGCTCCAGGAGCCATAGGCAAACTCCAGGAACGACGTGCCGTAGTTCTGGGTCTCGATAGGCTTACGCCGGTGAATGTCGTCATAGAGCGAGTAGCGCACCCCGGATGTGCCGGCCGGCTCCAGGGAGAGGGACGGCTGCCAGTATGGCACCTTGAGGCCCACCAGCTGCCAGGGTTCCACTAGCTGGATCTCGCCCGGGCGATTGGGTGCCTTGAGATATTCACCGGTGAAGCCGGCCAGGCGGCCGCCACGGACGTACTCGCGGATCTGGTGGGCCATGGTGTACCAGGACGATTCGAGATCCACGATCCCCTTACCCGTCTCGCAATAGGGCCGAATGTAGTGGACCCCGTAGGCGGCCATGAGCTTGCACCAGGACGGGAGGCCGCCATTGAGCATCGGGCCCAGTTCGGCCATGAGCGAGGCGGCGATCTCTTTGGCATCGTCCGTCTTGGCTTCAATGGTGAGGATATTGCCGGTGCGGCTATCCACGCTCAGGGCGTGTGATATGTGCATGTCCAGGGCGGCAGACAGCACGGGATCAACAATCATGTCCTCGAGGAGGGCGTACTTTGCGAACCGGTCCGTGGGGAGCACCTTCTCGCTCATCCAGTCCTGCTCGCCTATGACGGTGGTCCCGCCTTGACTGATTGCCCCATCGGCGGCCATGGCATTGCCGAGGTGATAACCTCCCCCACCCTGCAGCAGGATCCCTCTGTCCTGCGAATCGTCAGGGTTGTAACCGGTGAAGGCCTGGCGCAGCAGAGACACCAGGCCTTTTTGTGAATTTTTCGTCTCAGCCATGTGGCTGGCCTCCCATAGGCTTTGGACCATGGGCGGGAGTGGGAAGGGGGCAGGCGGGATCATATCTGATTGCGGGTGCAGCGTGTGGAATCGTCCAATAATCAATTGATCCCACAATGGGGTTAGGATGTGCGGATCTACACAACCAACCGAGGTGCATCCATGCCCACTACCATTGTGGCAAATGCGGTCTCCGCCATTTTGCAAGCCCAGAGCATGACTGGGCTGATGGCGGAATATGATCGTCTCTTCCCTACCTCTAGCCGCTCCAATGCGGTTTACGGCGTTCAGAAGGAGGATGGCGTCTCCATTGAGCGGGCCCGAAAAGAGGCAAACGAGCGGGTGCTGGCTGTCCTGCAGCGGGTCGGCAGCGACGCCTCCCTGCTGACCGAGGATGACCGGGTTATCTTGCGCCAATACTCAGGCCTGGGCGGGATCGGCGGCTCCATTCACGAGTATTACACCCCCCAATGGGTGGCCGGTGGCATCTGGGATCTGATGGCCGCCATGGGCCAGGGCCCAGGTAACTACCTGGAGCCGTCCGCAGGCGCCGGCGTGTTTCACGGCACCAAGCCGGCCGGGGTGCTGATGACCGCCACCGAGATCGACGAAACCAGCTCCAAGGTTAACCAGCTCCTCCACCCCGAGGACAAAGTGGTGAATAAATCGTTCGAGTCGCTGGCCGTCGCCAGCGAGGATGACAGCTGGGATGGCGCCGTGGGTAACGTGCCGTTCGGCGAGACCCGGGGCAGCTATGGGGCGCTCGACCCCGAGTATGCGCATATCAAATTCGTGGACCAGTATTTCGTCTCGCGCATCCTGGACAAGATCAAGCCTGGGGCGCTGATGACCGTAGTCGTCCCTATGCGCATCGTCAGCGGCGCCAAGTTCAAGAAGTGGCGGGCCGAGATCAGCCTGAAAGGCGAGTTCCTGGGCGCCCACCGCCTCCCCTCCGGCACCTTCTCCAACAACGGCACCGATACAGCGACCGACATTTTAGTCATGCGAAAGCACCCGGAAGGGCTGGCCGATCTGGTGAATGGTCGCAAGAAGCCTGACCTGGAAGCGGCCAACGTGCTGTGGAACACCTTCATCAACGGTCACTGGTTCGAGAGTGCTGAAGGTAAGCGATTCATCCACGGCGAGCAGTCCATCCAGGGAGCCGGCAAGTTCGCCCGGACCGTAGTTGAGAAGGGCGGTATCGCCAATGAGCAGATCCGGCAGCGCCTGGCCCACAAGTTCAGTTCGCGGATTGACTGGCTCGCCCTGGAGCTGGCCGAACCGGTAACTCCGACCTATGACGAAGGCGACGAGCGGATGATCAATGGCCGCTGGCGCCGGCTGGTCAATGGCACCTGGCAAACCACCTCACTGGTAGGCCGCGACGGCGACACGATCAGCAAGGACGAATACGGGGTGGGGTCACTGCGCCAGCTCACGACCATGTTTGAGCAGTCACCGCTGAATGCCCTGGAGCTGAACCACGCCCAGTTGATGGCTGCTCACCGAGATTTCCCGAGCTCTACCGATGGGATCATCGGGGATGCTATCCGCCTCGCCAACGAACAACCGGCCGAGCACCGGGCCCGCATCGTGCGCGGCGCCATCATCGGCCACCGCATTCAGGGAATGCTGGGTGAGATCAACAGTGCCGGCTTCATCCCGGCTGAAACCGCCGCCGAGTTGCGCGAGCTGATCAGCTCAGAGATCAGCACCTTTGGGGTGGCTGCTGCTGATCGCAAGCTGGCGACCCTGGGGGGCGGCAATGCGGCCGGCGCCTGGAACGCCTTTGTGACTGCCACCGACGTGAACGGCCAATTCAGCGCCCTGCTCAAGGGCACCCTGGACCGCGGCCCAGTTCGCGCCTTTGATGACACCAACGCCGCCCAGACCGTCGCCTACCTGTTCGGCCAGCTGGAGCTCAACCCGGTCGATCTGTCCGACTTCCTGGACCTGTACCGCGGCGATGAAGGCAAAACCCTGGCCGAGCTGGCTAAGATCCCGGGCGTGGCTATTACTCCAGCTGGAATGCTGATGCCGATGGACCGGGCCACCAGCGGCAATATCGTCGAAAGCCGGCGCAAGGTGATGGCCGCCATGGGGGGCGAAACTGACCCGGCCATCCTGGCGAACTACCAGGCACAGCTGGATGAGATCGAGCGCCGGCGCTATCGGGCCAAGGTCGATGACATTGAAATGACCATGGCCTCTAAGTGGCTGCCCCGCCGCTATGTGGCCGAGTTCTTGAAAGACCAGGGCTACAGTGCCTTCGTTTACTCGAAGATCGTTACCACTGACGAAGGTGAGCTGACAGAAGACAAGGAGTATCAGGGCAACGATGGTGTGTGGAGCGGCTACGGCGTCCGGGACGGAAAGAAGCGCACCAGCGCCAACGAGCAGTTCGAGCGACAGCTGGAGAACTACCTCAACGGGGTCGCCGTGCGTTCTAGTGACGCAGCCGGCGCTGTAGCCTATCGCCAGCGAATCAAGGGGATTGAGGAGCAGTTTGCCGTTTGGTTGCGCCAGCATGACGATATAGACCTCCTGGCGAACCTCTACAACGACAGTTTCAACGGCCATGTGGCCTTTGATCACTCTGACGCAGATCTGGAGCTCGAGGGCATTTCCGGCCGCATCGTGCCGTTTGGTTACCAGTGCTCAGGGATCCGCCGCGCCTCCGAAGATGGCCGCGGAATGCTGGCCTATGGGACAGGCCTCGGCAAGACCCCCACCGCCTTGGGCCTGGCTGCCTACAACAAGCAGATGGGCCGCGCCAAGCGCACCGGGATTGCCGTGCCGCTGGCCGTGCTGGAGAACTGGTACCACGAGGCCAAGACGTTCTATTCGGCCGAGGCCTTCGAGCGGGTGTTTTTTGTCGGTCTGGAGCCGGTTCGCAGCAAGGACGGGGCGATCGAGCAGGAGGAGATCCTGGACGACGATGGCAACCCCCGTCGTGGGGCCAACGGCGAGGCGCTGACTCGCGACAAGCTCAAGTTCCTGAGTGCCAAGGAGGTGAAAGCCCGCCTCAATGCCATCCCGCAGTCAAACTACGACGTGGTTGTGATGAGCAAAGAGCAGCTGGCCACCATTCCCATGCGCCCCGAATCCATCGTCGCCCATGCCGATCGGATGGAAGCGGCAGGCCTGCGCGGCGGCAAGATCCTGGCGACCGCCAAGAACCACCGCGAGGCGATGAAGAAAGAGAAATTCGCCGAGAAGCACAGCAATACCGGCACAGTGAAGGCGCTCGATATTCCCTACTGGGAGGATATGGGGTTCGACAACCTGATCATTGACGAGGCCCACAACTACCGAAACAGCTACCAGGCCGGCCGTGAGTCCTCCAAGCTGGCGTACTTGCCCACCCAGGCCTCCGCCAAGATGGCGATCGACCTGGCAGTCAAATCCGCCTACATGCGCGGGAAGAACAACGGCCGCGGCCCGGTCCTGCTGACCGCCACCCCCACAGTGAACAGCCCGATCGACATCTTCAATATGCTGTCCCACGTCCTGAGCATCGAGGAGTGGGGGCAGATGGGGATCACCGATGTGGATGACTTCATCAAGGTGTTTGGCGAAGTCGAGGACGTGCTGGTGCAGAAGCTGTCCGGCGAGGTAATCAACAAGGAGGGCCTGGTCGGGTTCAAGAACCTGTCCGGCCTGCGCAGCCTGTTCCACCGCTGGGTAAACCTGAAAGATGCCAAGGACGTGAGCCACACCGTCAGCATCCCCGATCTGGAGGAGACGCTGACCGAGGCAGATATGACCCCCGAGCAGGCGGCCGTCTATGAGGAGCTGCGCTTGCGGGCCGAAGCCCTGAGCAAGGGCGAGTCCAACGACGAGCACGGCAACCCGACCGATTTCACGTTTGCGATCATCCGTGACATGGACCGGGTGTGTTCGGATATGGACCTCTACCGCCGAACCATGACCTTCCGTTTCCCGCTCAAGTACGGCGAGGCCCTGGAGAAGCTGGTCGCGGATCTGCCCACCAGCATCAACAGCGCCGGTACCGATGATGACAAGCAGGACGAGGACGCCGACAAGACGGTGATCCAGGCCAAGCTGGACGCCCAGCTGACCACCAGCGATCACGCGATCACCCTGGTAGTACCCGAGGCCTACGAGCAGGAGGTGGTTAACCGGCTGGACCAGTTCGGCATCACTGCCAGCGACGTATCTCACCCGCTCATGCCCAAGTACGCCCGAATGCTGGAAAACCTCAAGCGGGGCCACGAGGAGGGCGGCAAACAGATCATCTTCACTGAGGAGAAGTCGCAGCACGAGAAGCTGAAACGGATCATCGTCAACAGCCTGGGCATCCCTGCAGAACAGATCGGCATCATCAACGCCAAGACGGTCAGCGAGAAGGGGGTGGACGGCGAGCAGGCCAGCCTGGAAGGGTTCGCCGGCGCCTACAACGAGGGCAAGATCCGCATCCTGATATGCAACAAGAAAGCCGAGGTCGGGGTCAACTTGCACCACGGCACGACCGACATTCACCACCTCACCCTCCCCTGGACACCGGCGAGCATCAAGCAGCGCAACGGCCGCGGTGCCCGTGTCGGCGCCAAGCAGAAGAAGGTCCGGGTTCACTACTACGTGGGCAAAGGCTCTTTCGACCAATTCCGCCTGGACACGCTCAAACGCAAGGCCAACTGGCAGAACGAGCTGTTCACGTCAGACGCCGAGAAGATGAAGAACGCCGATGCAGACGACGCCATGGACGCAAGCCTGCTACTGGCCGCCGACCCAGAGGAGCGCCGCGCCCGCATCGAGGCGAACCAGGCCAAGGCCCGCGCCAAGATTGAGGAGGCCGCCCGTCGCCGTGCCGGGATCGACCTGCACAACTACCTCAAAGCCTCCCACGACATGGGCGGCGATCCCGCCAAGCTGCAGGCGCACATCACCGAGCTGAAACAGCAGATCGGCCTGCTCCAGCAGCAAGCCAAGAACAGCCAGGAGTGGGCAGAGCGCAACCTGGCCGAGTCCAAAACCAGCGAGTATGGTGGCGGTTACTACCTGCAGAAGCACCGCACCAACCTTAAAGAGGTGGAGCAATACAACGAACAGGCCGGCAACGTGCGTAAGCGCCTGGTGGTGGCCGAGCGCAAGCTGGATCGCAACGCCAAGGCATCTGACGCCCTCAAGCGCCTGCGTCCCGCCATTGAGCAGGCCATGAAAAAGGGTCTGCTGGACGCGCCGGCTGACATTCTGGATAGGGGCTATGAGTATCTGACTGACGGGATCGTGACCGTGCGCCTGGGCGCTTACTATCAAACCGGCTTTGGTACCATCGTGAAGGTGGACAAGCTGGACTTTGATGGCAAGCAGGCGCAAGTCACCCTGATCCACGTCCCGCACAGATCCAAAGCCCCCTACAAGCCAGGGGATAAGTCTTGGCATGGGATCGGCTCCCTCAGTACCGAGGTCAGCTACACCCCGAGCGAGCTGGACGTGTGGCGGGAGCTGTCGAATCGTATCTCCCTGGATCGAGCCGTGCAGCTGCTGGACGCTGGGCAATTCAGCCAGCACTTGGTCAGCGGCGCCCTTGGCCTGGCCGGGGACTACTACCTGCTGCACAGCACCGAGGCCGATCAGTTCGAGGTGGTCTATCACCCGTCCTACAGCGAAAAGCCGATGAGGAAAGAGCAGCTGGCCCGCGTCGTGTACCCGGACAGCAGCAATGCAGGCCTCAAGGCCAAGCTGGCTAAGTGGTTGCTGGCCGACCGTTCCCGGATGGCAAAGAGCAACTACGGCAGCCCCCAGGAAGCTCCACCAGCCTGGCTCACTCTCCTGTTTGGTAACAGCGTCGTCGCCGCGGTCGAGGAGTACGGCAACAAGGCCCCCGACCAGGTGGTGAATGAGTGGCTGTCAGCCACCCTGGCAAGCTACCGCGCCAGCAACAAGATGAACGCCGATCGCCTCTCGCTCTACTCCTACTACTTCGAGCCATACGCCAAGAAGCTGGTACCGGCCGAATGGAGCAACCTGACCGCCTTTGAAGCCGCCATCAAGACCGGCGAGAAAGACCTGGACGCCGAGGTCGAGGAAGAGAAAAAGGCCATCCTGACCCGCAAGAACGCCGCCGCCGCGGCCCAGTTCGAGCTGGCCCAGCAGGACCGCGACCGGACAGCTATCGCTGAGCGCTTGACCTGGATCCGTGAAAAGGGCCGCAGCTACCGCGAAAGCAACGGTTACTCCGTCGCCAGCAAGCTGCGCGGAGAGAAGGATGGTCCATACACCCAGGAAGGAGCATTCAGCATCGCCCGCGGCGTCGCCGATATGGTGGAGGCCGGCCTGGTTCCTCCCCCTGCAGAGGTCACAGCGGACAGCCTGCGCCAGGTATGGGACAAGGGGGTTTACGACCTGTTCAGCCGCTACAGCGACACAGGGGACAGGCTGCAGACCTGGCTGGATGGGGACAAACCCCAGGAGGAGAAGACACCGGAGCCGACTCAGGAGGAGCAGGTCAGCAAGGCCACCGCAGAAGCCACCCTCAAGGCAGTGAACGAAGGGGATACCCATATCGGAAACGTGCTGGTGCGCCGCAATGCCATGCCGATCAACCAGCCTGCCAGCAAGACGCAAATCCGCGGACGCTGGAGAACCCGCCCGGCCGTCAATAAGGCCGTTGGCGACGTGATCGGCTTGTTCGACGAGCAGGGCAAAAACGGGGTGCTGTATGACAAGAAGGAGAGCATCAAGGACGCCTTTGGCCGCGGTCTTGTATTCTTCTCTGATTCGGTATCAGATGAATATCCGGGCGGCTGGTGGTTTGTTCCTGCCTCCGCAACCAATGAGCAGATCGCCAACGTGCTGGGAGTAACCCAATGATCGCCGCAACCATTACCCCCACCGCAGAAGAACTGGCCCCACTCCTGGCCTCGGCCACCGCCAAGCAGGACGAGGAGACGTTCATCGCCAACTACCTGGCCGGCCTGGTGCAGGTGCTGGGACAGGATCCGCGCCAATATCGCAGCTTTGGCCCCTACTGGTGGCCGCTCAAGAGCATGATGATTGAGCGCGGCATTCAGCCCGGGGCCGGCTCCCTGGAGCTGGGCACCCTGCAGCGGTACACGCTGGACACACCCGCCCTGACCCTTTGCGCCGCCTGGGTTTACCAGCAGGGGCGCATCGAGGAGGGTAAGATTCGCACCGCCAGCCACCAGCTGGAGCTGGCAGAGGGCGAGCTCTACGAGTACGAGCTGGTGGATGAGGATATGGAAGCCTTTATCGAGCGCACCAGGCGATAAGCCAACAACGAGAAACCCGGCATGACGCCGGGTTTTCTTTTGTGCGAGTCACAACCAAGGAAATATTTTCTCTGTTTGTTGGAAATATTTTCCGTGCGCGGTACGATGGCGCGAATAATTGCAGCGAGGCTTTCGATGACCGAGAACACCAATATCACCCACTCCGACATTCCCATGGCTATGCAGGCTCTGGGGATCAGCGAAGTGAAGGATTTCGCAGAACAGCTTGGCGTCACAGCTCGCTCACTCTCGAACGATGCTCACAAACCGATGACCGTATGGCGCCAAATGTCTATCGAGTGCCTTCTACGCCGAGCCGACAAGTGGGAGCTGTTTTGCCAGCTGCGCGGTGATCCCGTGCAGCACAAGGAACCATTGAGTGGCGAACGGTGCGTGATCTGCCATAAATGCCTGGCTATTTTGGAAGATAGGCGGAAGGGCGAACAGAAAGGCAGCTGACCGGGAGAATCACCCACATGGGCATTCAGTATCGAAAACGGATCAGGCTACTCCCCTTCTTGTGGCTCAACCTGTCAAAAACAGGGTGGTCGTTGACGCTTGGCTATGGCCCCCTCTCCTTCACCTTCGGGCCCCGTGGCAAGCGGGTATCTGCATCTATCCCTGGTACCGGCGTGTCATACCGCAAGACCCTTTCCAGAAAGACAAAGCCAGAGTGACAAAAGGGGCCATTGGGCCCCTTTCTGATTGATGCGTGGCGGACTTACTGAGCACTGCTTCTCAGTTTTTCATCCCAGCACACCCCCTCTTGGAGCACTTTCGCAGGATGGCCGGCAGCAATGCAATTGCTCGGGATGTGGCGAGTAACGACAGACCTTGCGCCAATAACAGCCATTTCGCCGATGGTGGCGCCTTTCAGGATCATGGCGTCCTGACCTATCCAGACATTTTTACCAATCGTCACGTTCTGCGCCTGGTTCAATCTGTGGCCGTCCAGATCTTGGATTTCATGGCCGTCGCTGGTCAAAATAGTGATGCCTTTTGCCAGCAAGGCCCCTGCCCCAATTTCAAGACGAGTACCCTGCTCGCGGCACGAGAGTTTGCCATAACCGGTATTGGACGTGTCTTGGCCGATAAACAACGTGCAGTCGTCCCCCAGCACCTCAATATCCAGGTTACGCAGGTTGCAGCCCTTCTCGATAATAAGGCGGTTATTTTTTCCCTTGATAAAGATATTGCACTGACGCACCCGGGCTTGCGGTGAAATATCCATGGTGCTGTCTGGTGATACTTTGATTTTGTTGCGGAACCGGAGCTTTGCTCGTAACAGAAGATGTTTCATCATCTTTCCTTGTTTTTAGTTAAATAACAGCCGCTTATGAGCTAGGAATGCAGTGGCTTCATAATTTCCGCGTCACAATACGTCGCAATTAAAAAAGACTCAACTGTTTACCTAATTATGGGCAATTATTTTATATTTCAGCCTCATGCGGCCCCGCCCCGTCATTGGTTATTGGTGCTTCACTCCACCTCGTTCAGGATTGGTTAGTTTCATTTGAGGTATTATGCCTTCTCCCAGCATGGAGGTATTTAATGAGGAATGTGGCGCGAAGAGGCGATCCCACCAGCACTGGCGGGGCGATCCAAGACGGGGACAGCAGCTGGCTCAGCGAAGGCTCCCCAACCAGCTATATCGGGATGATAGCGACCTGCCCAGCTTGCAAAGTCGGACAGGGCCCTATCGTCGCCGTCGGCCCCCGTTCCATCATCGGCCCGGGCGGGCCGGTAGCACTGCAGGGTGATTATGTCGCTTGCGGCTGCCCGCCGATGAGCAACACCATACTCCCCGCCCAGGGGACGACCGTCGGCGACAATCAAGGGCCCCGGGCGAGAGCAGCCAGCGCACCCGCAGAACCACCAGCGCCAGCTCCCGCCAGTTCGCCGGCGACCCCTCTTGTCCCACTGGTTGACCCCACGGAACATAGGGTCGGCATCTTCTTTGATGGCACCCAGAACAATAGGCACAACAGTGGGCTCAGAGAGCAGTGCGAACAGGCCAGTGACGCCGTTTGCCGGTCAATAGAAAAACTGATTGGGGCCGGAACGTCATACGACAACGGCCCCACCAACGTGGCTCGCCTGCACGATGCCTACACGGAACAGAGGATCTACATCGAGGGGATCGGCACACAATCCGGCCAGGCCGATGATACAAAAGGCCTGGCTCTTGGCATCGGCGCAACTGGCGTAATCATGAAGGCCCAGAAAGGCCTTGAACAGCTGGCCGGCAAAGTCCAATCCCTCCCCCAAGGCCCCGTCGTAGTTGATGTGTTCGGGTTTAGCCGTGGAGCTGCAGCGGCCCGCCATTTCACCAACAAGCTGCTTGGCCTCGACATGGGGCGACCTGTCCGAGTTGGATTCGTCGGTTTGTTCGACACGGTTGCCGCCATAGGCTCCTTTGCTGATGGTCTAGACACGACTGACGATGACAACCTGGGGGTTTCTCTCTACCTTGCCCCGGGATGTGCTGACCAGGTGGTACAACTTACCGCCCACCACGAATACCGAGTCAACTTTGCCCTCAACTCGGTCAGTTCGACTCATCGAGAGATCCCATTGTACGGCGCCCATAGCGACATAGGCGGCGGTTACCTTGCTGGTGAAGAACGAATACCCGTTGCTAAGCCCCTTGAGACGACAATCATGCAGGGCGACCAGGCCGCATTGAAGGTGTTCAAGCAGGAGGCCGCCAAGAGCTACTATGAGGCGCAGGAGACCTACAAGGCATATCTGGCCGACTCTTCACAACTCAAAGACGAGCTCCATGAATACTTCATCCCGACACCGGCGGGGGGGCGTAATGGCTACATTGCCAACACGGTTATGACTAGGCATGTGAAACCAGAGTTGCAGTTGCTGGCTGGGCACCTCATGCAGCAGCTGGCCGCCGAGGCCGGCGCCCCGGTTCAAGCGATTGCCGACCCTATACCCGGCGAGCTCGCGCCGGTGTTCACCACATACCAGGCAGCAGCAGCGTCGGGAGGGCTGCCGGCGCTGACACCAGAGCAAGAGCACCTGGTTATGAGCCAGTACGCCCACTGCTCGGACAGCTGGGTTACATCGGCCGGGATCTTCGTCAACGCGCCAGCGCCATCGAGAAAGCGCAGGGTGTATCAGCAGCAACAGGGGAAGTAACCACATGAAACCACGCTTGATAGTAACGTTGGTGGTCACAGTGGGGATAGCTGCCATGGCTTTGGTAACCCTGGGCGACTCCGGGCAAGACCGACCGAAAGAAGGCGAATCAAGTATCAACACCCCCAGCCATGGGGTGGGGGTTCTGTTCGGTTCGCCAAAGTATCAGGTGAAAGGGGAGCTGGTGGAGGGAGGCTTTTTGGATAAATCGGAAGTTCCTCCATCCCAGGCGACGCTTGCAAATGATCCCCTCAAGGCACCGAGCCATGGGGTTGCCAGTAAGAGCGAGAAGGCTGACGGGGACGAATAAGATGCTGGAGAGATACAAAAGGGGCCTGCTGGCCCCTTTTCTTATGCCGCTTTGGGCTTGGTGCTGGCCCACCAGCTGCCAACGTCAAAACAGGGGCAGTCCTTGAGCCAATCCCGGCTATCGATCTTGCCGTCCTTGTTGGTGTCCCCGAACCAGTCGCGGTGGCCTTTAACTGCTGCATCGGGCACGGCATATTTCGCTTGCAGGCTGGCAATCAGCTTTGCCAGGGCGGCAAGCTGGGCCGGGGTGTAATTGTTCTCCGGCTTGCCAGCAGCATTGACCCCACCCACCAGGCAAATCCCCAGATTGTCCTTATTGAAGCCGGCCACATGAGCGCCGGTTTCCGTCTCCGGGCGACCAGGCTCTACGGTACCGTCACGACGGATAACGTGGTGGTAGCCAATAGTCCTGAATCCGCGGTTTTTGTGCATGGTGGTTATCTCTTTGGCTCCTATATCGCGGGAGCCTTGAGTTGCAGAGCAGTGAACCGTAATAAATTTTATAGTCATTTGATCATTTGTCCTGAAAAAAGGTTAGGATGTTTTCGGGCACCCTAGCCCAACTACACAAACTGTAGGCTGGAGCGGGGAAGGGGAAAACGGGCACTTCGGTGCCCGTTTTTTTTATTACTGCATCCGAGCCAGCAGTTCGTAGTGGTTCACCACCCTTCTGGGTAGCGCCCCGCCATCCACACTATCAAACATCCCTACCTGGATCTCGGCTTTCTCTCCATAGGCTTCGGCCATGTGCTCATTGACGCGGGCCAGCACCGTTACCAGGTCAACCGGTGGTTCGCCAAACATGTCGGCCACCACCTGCCCCTTGTGCTCCAGGATCTGGCATATCTCCTCTGCCATGACCGTGAAGGCCTCCGCCATGCGTTTCACCGAGCGGTTGTTGGCTGCAATGAACGACGCCAGAGCGGCCGCTTGGGGATCGATACCGCCGAACATGTCCCCCTGTTTCAGGTATTCCCCTACTGGCTGGCCGGCTTCCCGGGCGGCCCGGACAATCGTCGTGGCGTCCACCAGTGCGATCAGGGCTGCCTCGTCCAGGGTCTTGGTCAGCGAGACGCTTTCGGCCAGTGCGTCGGTAGTCTGCTTGTGAGCCTCCCCGGACAGGGTTCGCATTGTCACGAACTGGGGCGCGGCACTGGTCAGGGCGCTCAGGACGTTGCGGATCTCTGGGTCTGGTTCCTCTACGGCCAGGCGCAGTAGATCTTCATGCTGGTAAGCCTTGGCGAACACCGCCGCACGGATGCGCTCGATCACCTGCCTGGTGGGGCGCCCGTCGGGGGTCAGTAGGCCTGCTGCTTGCTCGCTCGTCAGCTTTGCTAGGAATGCCGAGACGAATGGGCGATTAGAGGCCGCCAGGAAGTCGCCAGACGCATCGGGGGAGAACAGGGCCATTACCCCCTCGTCCATAGCCTCTGCGTCGATTCTGGCCTGTTCAGTGGGGCTCAGCGCCTGCATGTCGGACACATTGCTATCCTTGGCGAACTGGGCGCGGTCCACTTCGTCCAGACGTACCCGCACCAGGACGGGGGAACTGAACGCCTTCACCTGGGTGGTGGTGAACCCGTAGAGCGCGGCATTGTCTTCCAGGTACTGGCGGTATTCGTCGGCATTCCCTTCCGCGTAGGCCTTGATGATCGCCATTGAACGGCCGTTGCCAGACTCCACTACCCTGTCCGGCCCGATGATCGGCGCCCCCTGACTGGACAGCCCGGAGTCGGTCAGTCTCGCCGGCTGCAGCGAGCGGGACAGCTTGGTTATCTGCATGACGCTGGCTACCCTAGTGCGGTCCCGCGGCTGTAGCTCCTGGGGATATGCGCCGTTGGGCTTGCCGTCCAGGCCGTTGGACGCAATCAGGGCGTTGGCCTCGACCAGCTTGAACGCGGTCCGCACGGATGCCCCTTTGACGGTTGCCACATAGCTGACCCGGCCATGATCGAACTCATCATCCACCAGCGGCTCAAACTGCACATCGGCCACGATGAAAATCATGGGCTCGGCGGCGTCCAGGTAGTTGGAATGCCCATCAATATGGGGTACGCTTGAATCACCAAGGGCAATGCTTGTATCTGGGGTATCGGTGGTAGGTCGGCCGGTACGTAGCTCCAGTGGTCCTTTCCCGCCATTGCCCTCGACCTGAACACTATCCAACAATCCCACCGCCCCAGGGCGACGATAGACAACCTCCCCACCCTGCAGCTTCCGCCCAATCTGGGTGGCTTTCAGATGGTGCGAACTGATCACCACCTCTCCCCCCGACTTCTGCACTGTCACGCAGACGAACCCGCGCACTTTGCCATCTGGCTTGGCGATCGCGTTCACAAACAGGTAGCTGAACTCACGCTCGTCACCTTGATTGCCGCGGTGCTCTTTCAGCACGACAAGCGGATTCTCCAGGGTGGGGCGGATCCAGCCTGCATAAGGGGTGCGCCCCTTGCTACCCAGCTTGTCATGCTGGTTGGCACCGAACCTGACAGGGCCGACAACGGTGTCGATGGTGGATCCCATAAGCTCCGTCAGCTGCTCCTCGGTGATTTCGGGGTCGATGGTGTGAGCATTCGCCGCCAGCATGTCGGCGGCGTGTAGCGCGGGGGGTTGAGCGACGGGCTCGTCAACCACATCCTCCAGGGAGGAAGCACTCGCGGCAGGTTTCTTGTCAACCTCTGGCAGTTGGCCCCAAATCGCCCTGATTCGAGTCTTTGAGCGGTTGCGGATCATCTTTTCAAGGTGCTCCTGGGCCGCGTCCTGGTCGGCCAGCACCTTGAACTTTTTCATCTTGTTGCTGATTTCCACATGGCGGCCATCAATCAGCTGGGCGAAAACTGGCTCATTGATATTCGTTGGATCGCCACTGGCAACCGCCATCCACCGTACCTGTCCGGTTTGGAGCAGCGAGTTGATCGGCTCGAGCTGCCAGTCGTAAATCGCTGGGCCGTCGGGGCCACCAACGTTGAGCAGGCGGGAAAGTGACTTGAAAGGTGTGACTTTTAGCTTGAAGTCCTGGGCACCAGGTACGGCCAGGCCGACGGCAACGTTGAACTGGTAAAACAGCTCTTTGGCCGTCGTCGCAGCAGTGACGCTTTGCAGCGCCGCGGCCACTCGCTCTTGTTCTTGCATAGAACCCCGTGGGCGGGGCCAGGCAGGGAAAGGGTGGGCACCCCTGCAACAATTTAGGCGGCGATCAGGCCCGGATTGGTTTCAATCCAGTTGACTACGCCCTTCTTCATGTCGTCGAGACCCATCCCCTCATTGGAGACGGCCAGGATCCTCTTGCGGAACTCGGTTGGCGATTCAGAGTTGAAGTCTCCGCGCAGGTAGCGCATCGAGAGAGTTATCACCGGCGCCCGTTCAGGGGCGAGCTCCACCAGCTTGGCCTCAAGTGCAGTGATCGCCTCAGTCACGCGGTTGGCGAAATATTCATTGAGCTCCTGGAGCTCTGGCATTGCCTGCACCTGCTTGAGCTGCGCAATGGTTGCCTCCAACTCAGGAACACCCAGGTTTTCACGCCCCGGCATATCCTGCTCCAGCTTGACCAGCTCCAGTGTCAGACGCTCACGGGCACCATGGAGATCTCGCTCACCCAGCAGCTCGACAACCCCAGAAATCCCCTTCCCCTGGGAGCGCAACATACCAAAGGCGGCGGCCACGGTTTTACCGGTACCCTCGTGCCCATCCTTGGAGATTGTGATCCCTTGGCGGGTTCTCTTGAGGGTGTAGCCGTCCACGCCTTCGGCAAACGCCTTGTTGACCACCCTGACCGCCTGCTCCACCAGCCGGCGTACCTTCTTGCGCATTTTGGCCGGGAATGGGCTCTTGATGCCCTTCCAGGCGTTGTTGGCTCCTATTACCAGGTAGTCATGCTCATCCTTGCCGCCAGCGTAGTAAGCCGGCCACGCGATCCGCAAACTGTCTCGCACCACTTCCTGGGTGGTGGGGGAAATAGTTGACGCTGGTAGCAGCACGGCGACCCCCAGTGACTCACTGGAAACAACGGTGTCAGCCCCATCAAAGGGGCGGGTCTCATAGTTTTTTACCCAAGCGGGGTGATGTACCCCGGCGAACGCGAACCCTTGTACTGACCGGGAAACCTCTTTTTCCGATTCCTCATCGGTCCCCTCCTCGTCCGCATCGGCAGCCAGTGCCGGCCTCACTGCATCGCCCTTGAGCTTTGCCATGACGGCCGCGAGCTCGCGCTGCTTGGTCAGCTTATCCAGGATGCTCAGGGTGCCGGTTTTAAGCTCACCCTTGAGGGTAGCGGCCTGCTTCTGCAGGCCCACTTTCTCCAAAATGCTCAGGGCCATTATGCTGCGGCCTCCATCAGTTCAGTCAGTCGATCGGCGACCTTGTGCAGGAATGGCTCGTGACGCTCTACGGCGCCGGCTTGCTCCAGCTGCTCGATCAGGCTGCCCATTTTTTCCAGGTAGGCCTCGTAATCACCCTCGTCAGTGCGCAGGGCTTCCAGCTGCTCCAGGAGCGCCAGGATCGCGGGATCGGATTCATCCCACTGGTTGGCCGGGGGCTCGCCGGTGCTTTCCTGGGGCGGCAGTAGATCAGCTTCAACGGCCAGTTTGACGGCGGCGCGGGCCTTGTCGATCAGGTTGTTGCTCATGGACTTCACGCTCCCTGTATAGCCGGCCTCTTGCAGGGCCTGGGTGAGCTGCCCGCTCTCGTATTTGCCATCGACAAAGAACGGGTTGTTGGTGGCGGTCAGGGAGCCCTTGGGCATGAACAGATCGGCCCAGATCTCGTCGTCTGTCTGTTCCAGTTCGACCATGCGCCCCACCACCTCCTCGAGCTCAGCCAGGCGAGCGGCGCGGCTGTCCTCGGTCCACACTGCGGCGGCCATGTCCTCCAGGGAGTAATGGTCGATCTGGTCCTTGGTCAGCGGTTCGGGATAGGCAACCATGCCGTGGCGCCAGCCGGACGGGTCGCGGTCCTTGAGCAGCTCAGCCACGCGGGCGTCGCCGGCGACGGCATCCTGGGGGATGTGAGCGATCACGCCATCCGGTTGGGCGCTCGGGCTGTAGGGTCGGATGCGCAGACCGTACCAGTAAAGCTGGGTCGTTTTCGGGGGCTGCTCGGTCGGGTCAACCGGATCGGTCGGCTCGGCGGGCGGGGCCGGTTCGACCGGCTCGGGGGTGAGCTTGGCGAATGCCTCGTCATAGTCCTTCTGGTAGGCCTGGCCCACCAGGGCGCGGGCCTCATCCTTGGTCGTGATCTCGGTGCCACCGGTGATCGGGCCGCCGTCGCCGTAGAGCACCCGGAACGAACCGGCCGGTTTGCCGTCGGTGCCCAGATTGGCCTTGATGTAGTAACCGTCGTGCTCCTGGTCGCCCGGAAGCATGGGGGTATTCAAGGAGATCACCGGCTCGTCGTCCAGCTCATCCCACACGGATTTCCAGCCTTTGCCATAGTTCCCCATCAGAGGCTCGAGCGCGGTCTTGATCTGCTCGGCGATCAGCTCCTCTGGCTCGGCAGCCGGCGCCAGGTACTTGCCGGCCTTCCCGTCACGGTACGCCTTGTAGAGTGTGCCGGCTGTATCCTCCATCGCCCCGCCCTGGGGGCTGGGAGAGTCGAGGCGGTACACCGTGCCATCTGTTGCGGTGATGGAGACGAACCCGGCGAGCTCGCCGTCTTTGTTGTTACTTTTGAGCGCGATCACAGCGTCGTTTGTCAGTGTGACCTTGCCGTGAATGCGCAGCTGCTGCTTGACGTAGCGCAAGCCATCCTCGGGCAGGTCTACCTGCTTGGTGGTGGCTGGTGTTACCTGCTCCATAGGGATGGATCCGCCATCAGTCAGCAGGTATTGGCCTCGGCGCTTGAATCCGATGCCATCCCAGGTGTAGCGAGTTGCCGCCACGCCAGGGGTGCCAGGGGTCACGTCGATCAACCTGTCGGTGGCGTTGAGCACCTTTAAGCCGCCCAGTGTGCCGCCAGCCTTGGGCTGGTTCTGCAAGGTCAGGAGCACCCCTTTTGCTTCATCGCCTGGGGTCTTCTGCGGGGGATTGGGGTCGGCAGCGGCTGGCATCTGGCCCTTCTCCGCTTGCAGGGATGCGAGCAGCTGGCGCAGCTCCTCGTTGCGCTGGTGCTGCTTATCCAGCTGCTTGTTTACCTTGGCGAGCTCGGCGTCTGTACCACTGTTGGCCTCGGCCAAAGTATCAGCCTGCTGGGCCAGCAGGTCGGCCTGTTTCATCTGCTGGTCAGTGTCAGTTTCCAGTGTTGCCAGCTCCTCGGCCTTGGCCTTGTTGTCGGCCAGCTTGGCGGCAAACTTCGAGCTGTTACGCTCCGCCAGGTTCGACAAGGCCATGCAGGTTTGCTTGAGGGAAATGTCCCGGCCCTTGTTTGGCGCTACAACGTGGGTCACATCGCGCTTGTTCAGAAGGAACCGGAAAGCCACCAGCACGTCAGAGGAGGTGATTTTTGTCGGATCATTGCTGGGCGAGTGGAAGATCACAAAGATGGATTGCCCATCAGACAACGGGAGCTCGGCGGAGAGGACCGCCACGTCACCGGCCTTTCTGGGATCGCCGATCTTGGGGTCGGCGGCAGTGATCTCGGTGCCTGCAAGCGCCTGGTTCAGTGCCCGAACAAAGCCGGCCATAGTGCGGTCGATGCGGTTCTTGGTGGTTACGATGGCGTCGGTAAAGGCTTGCTCTCCTCTTCCGTCCAGGCCGTAGAGATAGGTTGCCTCGATCTCCTCCAGGGTGGCCGGCTCCTGCATCAAGGAGTCTAGCCCGAGGGCGTCCAGATACTGCTGGTGGGACAGCGGCGTGGCTTTGTGATCAATGATATTGACCACTCGGACCCCGTTATGAACGGCATAAATCATGCTTCGCCTCCAAGGGCTTCGATCTGCTGGATCAGTTGGTTGGTGGTGGCCCGCTCAAGGTCCAGCTTATTGCGCTGGCTTTCGAGCTCGCTGGTGCTGGTGGCTTTGGCGGTCTGCAGCTCAGTAATGCGGGCCTCTATGGTGGCGACGTTGGCTCTGGCGCCGGCGTTGGCGGCCTTGGCCTCAATGATCCTGGCTTGGATGGTGCGGCCAGCTGGCTTCTTCCTTGACTCGTCCTGGTTGACCTTTCGGATCGCCTTGCGGGCAATGCTGTTATCCCAGCGGGCTTGCCCGGCCACCACCTTGGAAGCCACCTCTTTGGTGTAAGCGTCCATGGTCTTCATGGCCTGCACCGGGATAATGGTCGTGTTCAGCTTTGTCTCGATCACGTCACCCTGGTTGCCCAGGGTGATCGTGACAGACTGCCCACCTTCAAAGCGCAGCAAGGCCTTTTTGGTAGCCATCCGGTCCTTGGTGTATACGCGGTTTGTGGCCTCCACCTCGACGACGTTCTGGCCGGCCTTCTTGAAGCTGACGATCAGTTTCTTGAGGCCGGCCTCTGTCACGTTATCGAAGTCGAGGGTGAAGTATTCAGCCTTATTCTGGCTGTAACGCTCGTCTCTCTTTGTCATGAAATTTGTACCTGTATGGTCTTGGAGGCCTTGAGCGGGAGCAGGGAATAAAAGGGGTTGCGGCGGCAGGTGGTTGTAATTCTGACTGTCAGCTCCCAGGGGCCAGGTGTGAGCAAGTCCTCGCGGATGCACAGGTACTCGTCATTGCTGCCAGGGTTGCATCCGGCCATTGAGCGGGTGCGACCAGTGATCACCGTCGTGGGGCGCTTGCGGTCGCGAAAGGAGTAGGCGATTTCTGACCAATCCGGTTCGCTGCTGGCATGGTAATGCAGCACATAGCGGCGAAATCCGCCCTCACTGGCCGCTGGCTCCACCGTCACGTCGGACACCTTGCCGCGTTGGAGGATAAGCCGGTCCAAAAGCCCGGCCAGGGCCACCGCTGCGGCGGTCACAATAAAAACGGAATTCCCGTCCATCGTTAGAACCTCATCAGTTTTTTAATGCCCTGGAGCAGGCCACCAGCCAGCACACTGATCACCGCGGCGCCATTGTGTGTGGACGCGATAACCAGCAGGCATACAAGCGGTTCAGGCCAACGTTGCCATGCCCCCAGGAAATACATACTCCATCCAGCAAGTGCGGCCGTCATGAGCTCAGTTATGAGCTCCATCAGGCCCGGTCCCACTCGCTGGTCCCGCCTCCCTTGTAGATAGGAAGCCCCACCGCCAAATAGCGCCAGCGCGGACACTACGGCAGCCAGGCCAGGATCTACTGTCATCGACACCCCCACCGCGTAATTCAACATCATCCAATAGCTCACACTTACGAAATGAGGTTAGGAAGTTAGGGGCATATTACCGGTCTTGACCTCGATTTTGCGGATTGTCGCTATTTCCGCCCCTAACAGTCTTCTCGCTATCGAGCATTCAGCTTGGCTTTACAGGCAGGGTTACCTCGGTAGGCCATCCGTCGCTTTGTGGCAGGCGGTAGAGGGCGACCCGGTAGTGTTGCCAGGCTGTGAGTTGCTCGCGCTCTGCATCGCTGATGATCCCCAGCGCCTCGGCGTCGAGCAGCGGGGCCATAGTGGCGGCGGCCTGCTTGAGCAGCTCATTCAGCTTGGCTTTCTGCTCCGCTTCGGTGGGTTGTTGCGCCGGGATTACCTCGATCTCGCCGAAGGCACCAAAGGCCGCTCGGCTGTAGAGCTCGCGGCCGTGCTCCTCTGTGTCGTCCTTGCGGGCAGTGAATGGGACTGGCGCCGATAGGTGAGAAAACAGCACATCCAGGGTGATGCTGTCGGGGTCGTCAGCATAATGCCGGGGGCGCTTGGCGCTGATTACTTTAATGGGTTCCATAGTGTTCCTATTTATGCGACACGAATGAATAGAGTTGTGCGGTCGTCCCAACGGTCATCGTCGTTATTGGAAACGTAGCCCAGGCATTTCCAGGTTCCGGGTAACGCCCAGGTTCTGTTTTGCCCCCATTCAGAGCAGTTGGCCGGACGGAGTGAGGAGCCTGCGATCCCGTCGGCGGGGTTCATTGCGGCCGCATGACCAGGGATCACCGCAGCCATCATGTAGGTGCCAATCTGCCCCCAGCCACCGGCCACAATGTCTCTGTTGCCCTGGGCTGCGGTATGGGTATGGTTACCATTCGTGAAATTTGCCATCACCCAGTCGATGAGATTGGTGCCACCAAGGCGTGACGGATACATCTCGCCAGCACTGTTGATGCTCCAACCTTGCGGAGCAATGACCTCGCCATTGTTGCGGAACTGCCATGTTCTCCGGTAGGAGCCGCCATCACACGCCGAAAGGACAAAGGTGCTAAGGTCAGGATTGTCGCTGAGGTACGAGCCCAGAATGTGCTCCATGGCGTATTTGCCGGGGATGGTATATCTGTGCCCTACCAGACCAATCAATGCTCCATTGCCTGAATTAAGGTTCTCACCCCAGAACTGGCATTGCCCGATGCCTGCCCAAGAGCGATTGGCGGCCGGATAGGTGGCCCTGAATCGACCCTCTATAGTGCCAAACCCATCGGCGTCAACTACGCCATAAGCCTTAGCTTCACCACCGGCTCCATTACTCTGAACAAAACGAATGGTGGAGGTGCCCTGCGGCTTATACATCATCACCGCAAACTTGCCTGGCTCGTGCAGCTCGACCGAAGGGTTTCCTGCGTTCTTGACTTGGTGATAGCTGCTCTCACTACCGCCAGCGACGACGAGGCCATTCATCCCGACGCCGCCAGCAGCAGTAACCCAGAACGGCGAGGCGTTCCAGTTCCCGTTTTCGTATCGGTGCAAGCCCAAGGTGCGAGTTTCGGCGTTGATACCAAGGCCCCAAGTCGTCCCGGAGAAATCACCGTTAGGAGCGAAGCGGAGGCCCGCATCTAGGCCAATTTGGGCGCTAGCCGCAAACGTGGCCTTGTTGAACCGAATCACCTCCTTTTCGAACGACACCACCTTAACCAGGTTATTCTCTCCGTTTGCTCGTGCGCTGATGTACGGGTCGCCACTATCTGGTGTCTCCATGGCCAGCCAGGTGCTGCCAGCGCGTGAACGAGCTATCAGCCCAACTCTGGCGTAGATGGAGTCCTTTGCATCGATCCCCCCGTCCAGATAGCCGCCCGTCTTGGAATATGCCCCAAGCTCATCAAGCGTGGGTCGGTTCAGAGTGTTGTAGTCCCTGGCCCAAGGGGTAAACGCGCCGGCACCGTACTGCGCCCGCGTGTAGATGCGTGAAGTGTTGTAGACGTGGTAGCGCTGCTGCACCCCAGCGCCGGTGGTGACGGTGAGAGAGCCGGCTTTCGGCTCCGGGTAGTTCAACGCGGCAGCCGCATTGGCGTCTGAGTCTTGGCGGTAGATGCGAGGGGTGATGATGGTATTCAAATCCTCCCTCGCCAGCGAGATAGGATTGGTCAGGGTGCCGGGATGGGTGTGGTTTGAAGGCGACTTACTATCAAGCGCTTGCTGCAATCCGTCCACATTATCGATGGTATGAGCGTGACTGCCATCCTTCACGGTGACGGTCAAGGTGACGTTGGTCGAGCCATCTAGCGACACATTCCCGGTTGCATGTCCATCCAGGGTGATGGTTCTGGCCGCGGCCCATTTTGAGGCGCTGACCGCATTGGCATCGATCCCCAGGTACTTTGCCGCCAACGTCGTTCCGCCTTCATAAACGGTGTTGATGTAGGCGGACAAGAACGGCCAGGTGCTGCTACCCAAGGTACTGGCACCACCTGACTTAAACGGGATCAGACCGCTGGAGGGGGTCCGAATGTAGTTTGTTGCGCTCCCTCCTGCATCCACCAGGCCCCAGTATCCATTCAGGAAAGCAGCTCGCATCTGCTGGGCGTCATCGACGCTACCCAGACCCACATCGGTAGGCGTCGGCTTGTTGCCGGCGTGATAGTTTTCTTCCTTGGTAACTACATCGGTGATGGCGTAAGCGGTAGCATCGGCGATCAGAAGCGGCAGAGTGGCGTCAAAGGCGTGGCCCGTAACCACAACCTCACCGGCACTGGCTGCATAGCGATAGAGGGCGTAATAAACCTCTCCTCCATGTGTCACTTCGACGATCTTGGCCGTTGCCACCGTGCCTCCAACGCGATGCAGAAGTCTGGCAAGGTTTGTAATATAGGCAGATGCCACATTCACTTCGACAAAATCGCTGTGAAGACTAGACCCATTGGAACCGCGATTGAAGAAGATCCGGCCAATAAAGCCCGTCTTACTCAGGGGGGTGCCGACATACTTTTTAGCCAGTAACACCAGGCATGGCTTGGCATCCGTGCTCGTTCCAAGATGGTCCACCAGTCCAAATTGGTTGGTTCCAGAAGCCCGCCAGAAGTCGCCAGTAATACCGCCGCCTGCCGCTGCATAGGCGCCAATATCGGCAAGGGTCCAGGCCACGTTGGCGGTGCCATCAAAGGCTTTACCAGTGTTGCCTACGGTCAGAGTTCTGGCGGTGGCCAGCTTAGTTGCTGCCGCTGCAGTGCCGTCGCTTGCCAGCGCATCGGTGATGCCGTAGCCGGCGAGCGTTGTGGGCTTTCCGCTGGTGATCTTGTTCCAAGGCAGCGCAGGAATATCGGCGGCCACCAGCGCCGCGCCGGCGGTAACCCTCCCCTTTGTATCGACCGTTACCTTGCTCCAGGTGCCGGCACTCACGCCGGTGTCCTTCAACACAACTGACAGGTCAACGTTGGCCGAGCCATCAAAGGTGGCTGTAGCTGTAGCGTCTCCAGTCAGGGCAAAAGTGCGAGACGTTTCCAGTTTGGTGGCAGACACAGCGTTGGCGGTAGCCGGCAAGGCAGCAGCTGCCACGTCATAGGCCTTTTTGACCGCGCCAGCCGTGGCGTAGGTGGTATCGCTGGCGTTATTGACGGCCGAACTGGCCCCCCAGTTGTTGACCTTCTCGAGCTTTAAATCCAGCAGCAGTAGCTGCCGGGCCGAAATTTGGGCTACAGCAGCCATTTAGCACCTCCAGCCGGTTGCAGTTTTGATGAACAGAAACTCGTGGGCCACGTCCATGGCGATCGCCAGGGCATCCCCACCCCTGGTTGCAATCGCTGATCCGCCGGCCACCACCACCTTGCAGACCAAGGCCGCCGCCACTGCTGCTGCCGTCATGCTGACGCGGACGTGCTCGCCTATCTGGGCATCAGCTGGAAGAGTGAGAACGCCCGCCTTGGTGAATTGGTACGCCCCCTGGGGGGATGCAATCACGCCGGCTGCCTCGACAACTTGAGCCGCTGGTTGGAGCTGCCCGCCCGGGCGCCCCTCGATCCCAAACGCCACCCGGTTTGTGTCGGTGGTCCAGAAGGGCTCCCCCTCCACTCCTGGGAAAGTCTTGAGCTGGGCCTCTGGACCGCGGCGAACTTGCACAACCATGGTCCCGGTCGGGGAATTGACGAACAGGCCGCCATCGACGCGGCTGATACCGGCCAGGGATATGTCCATGCGCTCCGCGGCGCTGACATAGCTATCGAGCATGGCGGTTGCCGTTCCGGGCACGGCGAGGGTGTAGAGAATAACGTGACGCGGCAGGAGCTCTGCCGTCGGCACCAGCTTGATGATGGCCGCATCGATCTGGCTGCTGGAGTCCACCTGCTTGGTGATGACGCCGATCCCATAGGTTGCATCGAGGACGACATAGCCAGAGAAGCCTTTCGGCACGGTCAGTTCGACCGGCGCTACCTGGTGAACGTTGATGCTCCAGTTTTCAATCTCAACCACCGCCACGCCGTTCTTGTTCGCGCCAATGGCAAACTTCATGCCTCCGGGCAGGCTGTACTGGTAACCCCGGTAAATGCCGGGTGGCACAATCCCGTGGAACTTACGGTTCAGGGCATCCGTACCAAAGGGCTCCAGGTATTGCATGTCCGCCAGCAACGGCAATGCGGCATAGTCTGGCCCCGAAGGGGGAAGAAGCACGATTTCTGTCATGACCACCCCTTACGCGACATTGGTGTCGATATAGCCTTCGACGACAAGGGAACGCTTGTCGTGGAGCCACATCGGAGTTGATACCAGCACAGCCACCAGCCCGTTTGCGTCGTCCAGGATCCCGATGGTCGTGAACTCGAATTGCTGGCCGACCGGAATGTCACCGGCTTTGAGAGTGGCGCGGACGGTGATCCGGCCGTTGGCATAGGTGTAAACCGGGGTGTTGGTCAGGAACACCCCTTCCACCGCGGCCAGATCGGAAGGAATTGGGGCGACAGATGGGGCGCCGTTGATGAGGGTGGTATTCCCCTTTCCCCATACAACTTTGCCGAGTCGGAAGGGGTTCAGGCCGATACTGGCCTTGGCTCGCCTATCGAAATAGCGATAGAGGAGCTTTGCGTCGTAAAACGTAACTGTCTGGGTCATGGCTGCCTCGGGGCGCGAGGCTGGAGCCGGGAAAGGGGGGCGTCGTTATGCTATCACACGGCTAGGGCGAGCCGGGGATTGGCCTATCTAGGGTCCAGGAGTCTAGCGGCAGCACATCCAGGCGGGCCCGCTGGCTATACCGATATTCCACGGAATTGTTGGCGGCCGGCATGGTTTGCACGGCGTCACTCTTGGCCGTGAGAAGGTCCAGCACCTCCAGGGCGGCCGGGTGGGATTGACCGACCTCGGCCAGCAGCAGGACGATCACCTCCTCCAGCTCGGGCAGTACGTACTGCAGATAATACTGGGCCCCCTCGAACACGATATGCAGCGGCACCAACGGCTCGATAAATCGGGTCATGGCCTCCTCAAAAGCCGTCGCTTGTTCGTCTACCGTCTTGGCGCCGGCGAAGCTCGATTGCAAGGCGGTCAGCGGCACCCGGATCACGCCCCGGGAAGTCAGAAACCACTCGTCGGCCGGAATGGTTTCATTCTCCAGCTGGCTCTTGATGGAGAACCGGCTGCCGTAGGGGTGGAGAGTTTGGTTCTTTGGCGCATAAAGCGGTTCCCATGTGGCTTGCATCCCCCCAAACTCTCGGTTCAAGGTGCTTACGAGCGGATAGTCAGTTTTCTTGAGGTGGATCTCATCGTGGCGCTGCATCAAAGCCAGCGGCCAGTCGGCCTTATCCACTCGCTCAGACAGGATGAAGAACTCCCCCAGCTCCTCGATGCGCAGTGCCAGGTCATCACTGGTCATGGTGTAGGCACTGGACAGGCCTCGCAGCCGGGACAGCAGCGGTTCAATCTGCTGCTCAAACACCTCCTGCACGGCCTCTGCAAACTCCGTCCACATTGGGGCGGCCTGCTTGGCCGCCGTAAGTCGCTGTTTTAGCCAATCAGGTTTCACGATTTGTACTCCAGGTTGTAGGTGCTGCTGGCCGCATCGAGGAACACGTATTGATTAAGCCGCGGGGAGCGATCCTGGTTGTCGATAGTCAGGGTGAACTCGATCACGTTGCCCAAGGCGTTTAGCACGGTCCAAATGTCCTTTTCGTAGATGGTCGAATCGCCATTACCCCGCTTAGTCGCCACCGCATTTTCCCCGAAGTTCTTGTCCAGCGTCTCAATCATCGACTGACGCACGATTTCGGCCTGCTGGCGGCCGCTCATGATGCCATGCAGGGTGATCGTGAAGGGGGAGCGCAGCACAGGCACATATCGATAACGACGGTTGAGCTCGTTGTTTGATTCGAACAAGGCCATGATCTCCTCTTCCAGCTTGGCCTGGCTCTTTTTGTCGGAATAGGCGGAGAAAAAGATCCGGTTGATGTTGTCCAGGTTGTAGCCGCTTTCTTTCTCTTGAGCCGTCTCTCCCCACACGTTGAGCCATACGATGTCGGGGATGTTCTGGCGGATGAAGTGCGGATAGTCGTTGTCCCAGACGATCTGCTCGTCGTAGGCGGTACTGTAGAGGGCGCCCTTGCGCACCTCCTCGGTGGACTCGCCAGCAGCACCACCCACGATCGAGGTGGTGGTCACAATGGAGATCCCCGCAACCAGTGCATCGTTGAGGCTGTCGAGCTCCATTTTCTGGCCTTCGATCAAGGTCGAATCGCCCTCGGTACACCAGACGCTCAATGTGATGGCCGAACCCGCGGGCGGGATCTTGCCTGATAGGCCATTGCCAAACCGAATCCCCAGCTGCTCGGTCGGCTTGTAGAACTCGGTGTATACCTTGTCCTCCCCGTTGGCGCGGCGGAACTGGAACCGCTTTTCCCACTGCTCCATGGGGCGCCGCGGCTGGGTTACGAACACATCCACCCGGGACGCTGATTTGGTCATTTCTTTCGTCAGCAGCAACTCCAGCCATTTTTGTTCGACGGCGATGCTGGTGGTGAGCACCTTCTCCTCAAGTTGAGCGACAGTGATGATTTGCGACTCGCCGGGGTCAAGTTTCACAGCTTCGTACAACACGTAGTTGAGTCGGTTCGGTGCGGTGAGCGGCGCCCCATAAGGTAGATTGACGGTGCTTGCGGTCTTATTCGTGATCCGCGCCTTGCCGGTAGATGGAGAGATCATGCGACCTACATAACCCCGGTCCTCCGCCGCGGCCAAAATCGATGCCCGCTTGGTTGCCGTGCTCATGAAAGCCTCCTGGATCAGGCGCCTGGCCAGGAAATCACAACGCTCAACCATTTGGCCCACAAAGGTGGCAATCCCGGTGCTGAACTGGCTACCCAGCAGGCGAGACCACCAAGGCTTTTTCGCCAGCGCTTTCTCAAAAGCATCTTCAAATTCTTGATAACTCATGCGCCCCCCTTAGAGCCTGTAAACCGCGTCAATAAAGCCTTCTTGCGTCATGATCTGTACTCGGTATCGGTCAATTTCGACTGGATGCGGCTCGCACAAGATCCCTGACACTTGGATGTGTTTCAAATCGGCTGCCATCCCAATCAGAATTGAGTTTTCTAGGGCCACCGCGGTGTCTTCGTTCGGTGGCTCGTGCTTGAACCAAGCCAGCTCATTACCCCAGCTGGGGCGACCATAGACGTGCCCCTTTGGGGTATCTAGCCACTCTTCCACGTTGTTGGCGTGAGCCTCCAAACCGCTGCAGGTGATGACTCCAGACTCATCGAGCTGCATCAGGTACTGCACTTCAAATGCCATTCGTTACCCCCTATCGCTGTTCGGCCAACGCACGTAATCGTGATCCCCCACCCCTCGAGCGGCCCCATAAAAATTGTTGGTGGTGCTGTTGTCGTTGGTGGTACTGGTGCTGCTGGGGGTGGGCTTTGCCCCCGGTTTCATGCTGTTGAGGGTCTTGTCCAACTTCGCCATAACTTCCGTCATTTTCGGGTCCATCTTGGCCGTGAGCTCCCCGTCCCCTGGGTTTGCCAAGGCGGCCTTGGCTTGTTCGCGCTGAATGTCCAGCACAGCAGAGAAACCCTTTGGTGTGGGGTGTGACTCCGCTTTGACTGGTGGTTTCACCTCGTTTTTGAGCAGGTAGGATGGGGTGTTGCGAACGTCCTTCATCGTCTCATCGAGGGCCTTCTCCATCGGTTTCGCCTTCGCGCCCCGTTCACTGGCGATGGTTTGCGCCATGAACTGCCGGTCGTATTTCGCCATGATCATGTCGGCGAATTCCTTGGCGCTCATGTTGAGGTTGCCCCCGTTCTGCAGAATGGCCTCACGGGCATTCTTCTGTCCGCCTTTGGTCAACGCTTCAACTGCGCTTAAATTGGGGTTCTGCGCCAGAGCGGTACCGCCGCCCATGCCCTGCTGGTGCAGCAGGTAGAGCTCGCGGCCTTCTGCTGGTCTACCCATGGTCTTGTTGAAGTAGCGGGCGTTATCCACGGCCAGCCTGGCAGTTCCTGCTGCTGCCTGCTGCACGTCGTAGGGGTCGGTGACGCCCAGGGACTTAGCCGTGCCAGGCATCAGCTGAAACATGCCTTTGGCGCCCGATTTGTTGTAAGCAGTCGGATCGCCGCCACTTTCCACGCCGGATACCGCATTCATGAAGCCGGACGGCAAGCCGTTGGCCTGCTCCAGGGCGCTGAAATCAAACTGCTTGCCAGCCTTAGCCACTTCGGCCTCCGTTATCCCCTGCCTGGCGCTGGAGGTTTCATACCGCGCCGTACTGTTGTTGATGATCACCCGGTCGGATTTCTCCTTCTTGTCAGCCCCCAGGAGGGGGCCAAAGAAGTCGTACAGGGATTCGGCCAGTTCGCCGGTATCGAAAGTGAGTGCCTTTTTCGCCCCGTCGAACCCCAGATCCTCCGCTATCCCACCAAGCAGGCTTGCCGTCCCTGAAACCACGCCTCCCATGTTGGCAGTCCTGGCTATGTTGGCGGCCAGGCTCTGGCCCAGAGTGGCAGAGTCGCCATCTTTCACCCCCATTGCGGCCAGCGCATTGTCGTTGCTGAATGCGTCGTAGAGCCCCTTTGCCATGCTGTCCGAGTCAAAGGTCAGCGACTCTTGCAGGTTCTTCATCCCAAGAGCTCCTGCGCCGTCGGCCAGCAGTCCTGATAACCCAGAGGTGAGCCCGCCAAGATCAAGCACCCGACTGGCCCCCATTGCGGCCTTTTGCCCCAGGTTAGGATCCTTAGCCTGCCCAAGGCCGAACACGCGGCGCTGACCCTCCTCGTCAGTCCAGCCGGTGTAACCGTCGTAGGCGGCCATAGCTGCACCAATAAGCGGGACCGCTCGCCCACCCAGGGCCATAGCTCCCCGCCCGGCTGCTGCCATCGCACCAGGCGCAGCAGAAAGAGCGCCCCCAGCCATTCCGCCCATGCTTGCTACAGACGCCAGCGGGGCGCCGACGGCGGGCATTCTGGCAGCCATGCGAGCGATACGACCGGTTTTTCCCGCCGCTCGAGCTGCTGCACCTGGAGCACCAGGAGTCGGAGCTCGCCCCCCGATGTTCGGCATTCGGCCGGTGCGGCCTGGCTGACGACGAGCTCGAGGGCCATCAGCCAGATCGGCGGCATCGCGCAGTGAATCCCCGCGCACTCTTCGCCCTTCCGCCAGCCCACCCCGGCGACCGGTTCGCCCAGTGCGCCTCCCTTTCCCTTTTCGGCGACCACCCAGCTTGTCGCCCAGGGTGTCCGCGGCCATATCCACCAGCCCCTTGGATTTTGGCTTTGACGCCTCGATCAGGGTGTCTAGGCGCTCAACCACTTCGTTATGCTGCTCCTCCGCCTGGGCTTGCACCTTCTGCTGCTCAGCGGACCGCTTGGCTTCCAAGGCTTCCTGCTTGAACTCTGCTTCGCTGGTAGCTGGGGCTGCATCCTCCCCCTTCCCAAACGGCCGCTTGAGCGCCTCCCATGCCTTACTCAGTTTGTCTTTGGCGTAGGCCTTAGCGTCCCGGGCGCTACTTATCTCCCGATCGGCCAGGGCCTCTTTCACCTCGTCGGCCATCCCCTTGACCTCTTTGGCTGCCAGCCAAAAGCTGTTGCCAACGGCCACACCGGCGCTATCAGCCGTCTCGGTGTCGGCGAGCTCGTTTCCGCCCTTGCTGCCGAGTAAGCCAAGGGCCCGAGCAAGCAGGGATGGATTGCCATCTGCCCCGCTCTGCTCATCGGCGTCCTTGTTACGCGATCTGGTGAAACGCCGGACCTCAATCTTGTTGGCAAAGGTGCCATCCGGGCGGCGCACCTTGCCGTCCGCCCCTAGATAGAACCCGTCCGCCCTCTCCGCAGTGACCACGCTGGTGGATTTGCCGGGGCTGGCCGGGGAGCCACCTCGCTGATCGACTTCTCTGCTTGGCGCTTCAACAACTGGCACTGGCAGTTGGATCGGTTGCGGGGTGGTTCTGGGACCGCCCGCCATTGCCGGGGTTGCAACCGGTTCTTCGCCCAGTGTGATGGTGCGCCGCTCACGCGCCTGGCTGGCTGTGTTGGCCGGTAAATTGGTGAGATCGGTCGCTCGAACAGGGGAATCGCCGCCAAAACCCAAAGGGGCTTGATTTCCCCTTTCGGACCCTGAAATAACCTCTTTTACCTCAATTTCCCTTTTGGGGGACGTTTCGGTGAGTATGGGCCTCTTTCCGGGTTGATTTGTAGGGCCTGAATTTCCCTTTTTGGGCCCCGAAAAACCCTCTTTTACCCCTCCATTACTGGGTGGCGTTTCATTCAGGGGCTTGTTTTCCCCTGTTTTGCCATTTTGGGGTTTTTTGGGGGCAGATTTGTGATCGGGTAAATCACGGCCAAGACGGGTGTAAATTCCGACTAAAATCCGCTGCTGCTCGGTACCCTGGCGCTCCACCATTTCGGTGAGGTGAGCCAGCTCGTCGATGATCTGGGCTCCCGTCTCCATATCGAGGGGCAGCACCTGTTCGGCCATGTCGGCCGGCTTTCCATCCTGATTGGGGTCACGCATAGCGCCCTCTCTTGGGTTTATATCTCTCCACCAGCCCCTCGTTGATGGCTTCCGCCAAGCGGGAGCTGGAGTTCATGACGCTATCAATGGGCTGATTGCCGTAAACGGTTAAGTTCTTGATGAGCGTCATCCAACCGGCCAGGCTAAATTGCTGGAATGAAGTGGACAGGCCGAAATCGCAGCAGCAGGACAGTAGCCGGTGCCGGCTCTCCTGCTGCCTCCTTATCGCCCTCCTGGGCGGTGTGCTTCTCACAAGGAAGGGCTGGCGATACCAGGTCAACCCGGCCGTCTCGGATCTCTACAGCAAGACCGTGGCGCAGCTCCTCGGCGGCCAGCAGGCACTGGGCAACCAGCGGCTTGTATTCGGTTTCTCGATCCATGCGTGTGACCAGCTCACGCTTTTTGTCCAACGCTTCCTCCCAGGGAAGATCAGCCCACTCCATCACGGTGAAGGAATGCAGCACTTCGGCGATCTTGAGCTCGCTGGTGAGGCGCTTGTACTTGGCTGGTTCGCTGTTCTCTCTGGCCAGCCGCAGGCCTTCCATGTGAGCCATGGCGCGGCCATCCATGGGGTGGAATCTGGCCGGCTTGAATTCTCCATCAACCCTAACCTCCCCCTCTTGGTACGCGGGGCCATCGAGCATCACCACTCCGTCATCGAGATCCACCAGGTCAATGGCTACGTGATGGGTATCGCCGCAGTGCTGGCACTCGTAGGAATACTCCAGGACGGTGTTTGCCGAACTGGACACGAAGATCCACCAGAGGGCGGTGCGCCGGTCTTGAGCTGTCCAGAGCTCGGAGTTATCCCGGACCCCCTCCTGCAGCTGGTTCAGATAGTCGGTGGTGGATAGCTCCTCGAGCTCAGGGCGCAGGTCACAGAAATCCAAGCAATCCCCCACGGTAGGGGCTCGGAAAATGATCTTCTTGGCCGGGTTGCTAGGGAGTGGGAACGGCTGAATAGAAATCATGGGGGCCTCTTAGGCTTTGTACTTCTGAAAAGTCATTGGAAAGCTGACGAGCTCGGTTACAGCCGATGTGTCACGGGTGATTTCGCCATACTCGGCGGCGCTGACGGTCCACTCCTTATCAAGCACCTCGGTGTCATTGGACTTGAGCCGGTAGAGGCGCATTTTGAACAGGTAATCGACAGGGAGGTTTACCGTGCCGTCCGGGTTTACCACCAGCTTGGCCTTCTTCTCGAAGAAGGCCGCCACCCGGCCGTCCTCGTGGTCGCGCACTGTCAAGGTGACGACGCTGGCGGTTTTGTTAACCGGGGCATTGAGGGTCTGGCTACCGATCTGCTTGGTTTCGTACTCGATGGTCAGGCCGCCGTAAGTGATCTCTTTGACGTAAATGTCCATGTCCGACGGCTGCCCATCGATCTCGACACGGAATTGCCAACCCTGCTGAAACGGCGTCTGTACCAGCTGTTTCACCATGCGGCGCTGGCGGTCTAGTAGTCCCACTGCGCCCCCTCAGTACGGCTGGATGGTGATCATGGGCAGGATGGCCCGTTGTGATTTCATAGCCTCGCGCAGGGCGGCCAGCTGCCCCTCCCGGTCAGCAGGGGTGGGCAGGCGGGAGGTATCGAGCTTGCCAGCCTCTTGAATACGAGCGGTGCGTTCGTCGTTGGGGATAGAGATCAGCACCTCGAGATAGTCCTGAATCATGCCAATGGCGGTATTGGGGAGGTGGTACTTGTCCAGGTCGATGGCCCGCAGGTTGATCAGGTAGGTGAACCGAACCGGCAGCACCGCGGCCGGGTCCAGCTCCAGGAGCTCCTGGTTGTTCTCGTCAGCAGTGATTTCAAAGGGGGCGTAGTTACCGAACGCATCGGATGCAGTGATGGGCGCCAGGTAGTCGGCCGGGACGATGTAGGGCTTGTGTTCGGACAGCTTGACCGTTTTGGTCACGCCGGCCAGGTCTTGATACTGACCCAGGGCATCGATCAGCAGCTGCTTCTGCTGGGGTTCGCCCACCAGCAGCACTGAAAATCGATTTTTCACCGCGGACAGTAGATCGATGGCTGTCATGGGGCTCCCCTCTTTATGCGCTGGTGTTGCGCCTCAAATTTCATTGGAAACCCCGCCGCAAAGCGGGGTTAGGATGTCATTCCCAATCGTACCAGTTGTAGATCACAGTCATGTTCGGCTTGACCAGGCTCTGCACGTCCTCGGTGCTGAACTCGACCACATCGGATCGCACCTTGCAGTGCTCCATGCGGCAAGTCATGCCCTTGGCCGGAGCGCCACCCAAGGATTCCGGGGTCGCTTTCATAGTCAGGTCCACGTACTTCTTGTTGCGGATCATGTCTTGCAGCGCACGGAGTACCGGGCCCTTGATAGTCTCCACGCAGGTGACGTTGATTTCGCCCTTGTTCTCGAACGGGCCGTGCTGAGTGAAGTTCAAGCCCATCGGGCCGTAGTCCTCCACGTCGGCGCGCCCCATGGCTGGCATCTGGGCGGTTCGCACCAGCACGGTGAGGTCGGGATACCCGTCGAACACCAGTTCAAACTCGGCGCCAAGCGCCTTCTCGCCGGCGTCCAAGTTCTGACGGAACTTGTTTTTCAGCAGGCCCATATTGGCCTTGGTATTGGTATGTCCAGGCATGTGTATTCCTTATGGGTACATGGAGTTGATTTGCGAGGCGTTGACCATGCGATCCGGGGTTACGGTCAGAGTGACGGTGTTGCGCGTCATGTAGCCGTCCCGCGTCCGAGGCGCATCCAGCTCGCTGGTAACCTCGGTGATCAGGGCGTTGGTGATTTTGAAGCGCCTGCCCACGTCGATCACCACCAGCTGGGGAGTGCGGCCGCCTGGGAGATATTCGTTCAACTCAGGGGAAGCCATGCGCTCCAGCGCCTTGATGGCGTCATGAACCTCTGCTTTCGCGTTCGCGTAGGCTTGGAAGTAAACGGGGATGGAAAGGGTGGGAGCGGTTGTGCCCTCCCACACCATTACGGAGTTGTGCTGGGTGACGGTGGTCAGCTTGCCGGAGTCCTCGCCAGACTGCATGGCTTGTCCCAGCCCTGCAGCCCGGTTCGCGCCGCCGACATTGCCTAGCGTGTCGCTCTCGAACGGACTGGTCCAGTTTGAGGAGAGGGTTTTCGTTGCCCCCTCCCCGATATAGCCCACAACGGTAGTCGCCCCCTGGCTGATATAGACCTTGAGGTGACCACTGATCCCGTCCTTTGAACTGACTCCGACTACCGGCATTGCTCCCCCTCCCCGCTACTCACATGCCACGGGATTTGCGCATCCGCATAGACTTCTTGCGAGCAGTCCGGGCGGCGGCGGTGTTGGCCTTCATGCGAGCCTTTTTCAGGGCAGCACGTTGCGCCGCGGACAGGCGCTTTTTGCGCAAGGGCTTGCGGATCAGCTTGAGCTTGCCGTCACGAATAACCTTCACAACGGCGTCCATCATCATGGATTCGCGGACAGAGAAGGCGGAGATCAGGTCGTCGGCGTCAACGTCGCCATCCAGGGCATCGCCGGCAGCAACAAACGCTTTGGCGGCTGCGCCATCGTCGCCACCCATGGCATCGGTCGCCACTTGGACGGACACGCCAAGAGAGACAAGGGCCTCGGCCATCAGCGTCAGAGCCTGCTCGTAGGCGGCCTGCTCCTCGTCGCCGGACACTTCACCGTCTTCGTCCACGTCGGCAAGAGCTTGGGCGTAAATGTCCAGGCCTTCGGCGGTGTCATCGCCATCGGCTACCCACTCGATCACCATGGCCATGGCGTCGGCCCGGGCTGACTGGAGGGCTACGTTGGCGACGGCATCGAGCATCTGTTTGTCGGTGACGCCATCGAAGAAGGCCTTTTCGGTCATGCTGCCCGGGTCTGGCTGCTTCACTCCGTCCAGCATGGCAACGGACGGGCCGAACTCACTGCCAGCTGCGGCGCCGGCAAAACCAAGTGCATTACGCATATTCATTGACTCCAATTAACGGATAAGAGAGGGGGAACCCAGGATGCGACGTGCCGTACCGGTGACACAGCAAGCCCACTGCACTTCCCATGCGTCGATTTCGCGCTGGATAACGGTCAGGATGAAAGCCTCTTCACCGTCCTCCTCGGGGTTACGTGGCGGGCGCAGTGCTTTGGCCGATTCGAAGCCTTCCAGGATCTCTTTGGTGCCACGGGTCAGGCCGTCAAATGTGATCCCGTCCGGGCTATGCTTGAGCTGGGTCGCCAGCTTGTAGAACTGCCGGGTGATCGCATTCATCACAGAGCTGACGTGTTGGAACCGGAGGTAGTCCTCGAGGGTGCGGCAGGTGATGGCATCGTCGATCATCAGCTTGCCGCTGGTGGACAGGCCAAGCTTGTTGATCCGGGCCTTATACATGGCCTTCTCGTCCGGTTCGCCAACGCCAGGAAGCAGCTGCATTTCGCGGCGGTCGATGATCCCGCGCTCCTCGCCGGCCGGGGAGTAGTGCCAGCCACCTACGGTACCGGTAGCCTTCGCCACACCGATCGCTTTGGCCTGGAAGGCCACGCCGGAAATACCCCAGACAGCCCGGCCACCGCTGTACGGGTCTTTGGCCGAGTACGGGAAGTGGTAAAGGCACAGGTGATGGTTGTTGACGTTCAGGCCGTTGGCCGCGGCCAGAGCCTGGGCGTAGGTTTTGGTCGGCTGCAGGTCGATGAACGCATCGATGCGGCGATCCCGGGCAATATCCCCCAGTGCGACCATGACGTCGCTGTCGTAGCAGCCCAGGCCCAGCACAGCCGTATAACCGGCGAGCGCGTTGCGAAGGATTGCCAGCGCTTTCTGGTACTGGTCAGACGAAATGTTCTTCTGGTCGCCCAGGGTGCCGCCGGCAAAGGTGGTCTTGGGGAAACCAGTAAACCCTGTACTCTTAACGCCCAGGTTGAACACCCCCTCCAGCACCGTGCTGCTGGATTGCAGGCGGTCCAGGATGAAGGTTGAAGTCCCCATGTCGTCGGTGGCGTTCGTATCGAAAGATACTTCCATCGACTCGACGGTTTGCTCCACGCCGAACCGGTCGGTAGCGGATACGGTGAGAGTAAAAACGCCGTCCTTGTTGGGGATCTTGGTCATGGTCAAGTGGCGGTTACTCACGTCACCGTCTTTCACCGCCAGCGCGAGCAGCACATCACCTGCAGAGGCCTGTTCGAGCTGGGCACCAAACGCCAGCGCACCAGGCATGACCTCAAAGGTAGCCGCACCTTCACTGTTTTCTACGCGGTAAACGTAGAGCACGGGGCGGCGGGCCTCTTCGGACACCACGCGCACCACATAGCCCTCCCCACCTTTCACTGCATCGCCAACGTGGCGCAGCGGCTCGGAGATTTTCAGACCCAGGGCGGGGTGATAGGGCTTGCCCAACTTCTCTTGCCAGTTGGACTTGGTGACGCGGATCAGCTCAAACGGGTTGCCGGTTTCGGAAATCACGATGCCGGCGAACGCCGACTCGCCACCGGTACCGCCAGCTGACAGAGTGGCGGAGGCGTCGATCTCCTGGACGGCCACCTGGGCAACTTGGCTCAGGGTATACGGGATAGTTCCAGACATTCGCGATTACTCCGGTTGCTGGCTGGTGGTTGCCTTGGTCCGTTTTTTGGCCTCGGCTTTGACCTTGCTTTCGGCGGCTTTGGCAGCTGCCAGCGCTTCGGCATCAGGTTGATCCAGGGGGGCCGGTTCGCCGGCTTGTCCCTGCTCGGGTTGTTCATCCCCTACCAGCACAACGGCTTCGGGAATGACCGTGTTTACCGCACGGGTGAAGTAGGCGATCAGCTCCTCGGGAACGTCGAACTTTTGCGGTTCGGCCGTCTTGGATACCGGAGACACATCAATACCTGGATGGTTCTGGTGACCGATGAAGCAGTGCCGGCCGGTCGGATTAATGACAGTGAAATTCATGCAAACTCCCTCAAGGAGGGGGGCGGCCGGAGCCGCACCCCTGCCGGTAGTTAGGCCGGAATCATGGACAGGCGAGCAAAGAAGTTACTGCCGTCCTTCGGATGAATGTCGCAGTAGGACAGTTCCCAGATCGTGTTGCGGTCCTTGAGGGCGGCATTGACGTTGTGGTTGTAGATGGTGGCCGGGACGGCATCACCAACGACCAAGCCGGCTTCGGCATGACCTTCACCGCGGGCGTAGCACAAGCAATCGAAGGTGCCGAGCTTGGTGGATGGCACACCCTTGATGACCTCAATCTCTACCGGTACTTCGTAGATCTTGAACTGGCCGAACAGCTTGCCGACGTAGTGAACACGGGGAACCTGGCGATAGCCTTCAACCATCTGGAAGTGCGGCGCACCCAGGGACTTAATGACGGCGCAGGCTTGCGGGCCGCAGAACATACCGACGAGGCCGGAAACCTGGGTTTTGACCTGCATGTCTTGAGAGATCAGCAGGAGCTGTTTGTGCAGGGTTTCGTAGTGCTCCTTGAAATACTGGCCCGCTTCAATTTTGAGGTTGAAGGTGTAGGTCTTGCTCATGGCCAGGATCATCTTGCGAAGGTTTCGCACGTCCTTCTCGTAAGCCAGGAAGTTGCGCAGCTCGCTCATCTGCATGGAGCGAGTGTCGATACCGAACTCACGATTCATGGTCCAGTACGCTTGGACGGTGTGCTCGGCCGCCAGTGCGGATTCGTGCGGGCGCAGCTTGTACGGCTGCATTTCGTTGGCGATGACCGGGATCAGCTCGGGAGACTTCTCGATGTCAACGTCGTACTCCAGCAGCATCAGCTGGCCGGCTTTCAGCGGGGCGGTGGTGGTCAGTTCGACCTTGCCGGTGTTGGCGGTGATGGCGCCGTTGATAACGACTTCCACCCCGTCAACGTGGGTTGTGCCGTACAGCTTGCCGACCTGCCCTTCCACTTCGCTTGCCACGACGTTGCCGTCCAGCCACAGCTTGGCGGAAGCCTTTTTGAAGGGCACCGCGATGTGGAAGCCGGCGACAGCGGAATCGTAGGCGAATGACTTCTTGGTGCCATCGGGTTGCTGGCCTTCCGGGAAGGCGTAGATCTGGTTCAGGCTGGAATACTGGCCGAACGCGGAGTTATTCAGCACGTCGCCGACCGCGTAGTCACCGAATTTCGAGGCGGCTACACGGCGAACGTCGAAAATTTCCACTTCGTTGGCCTGGGCCGGGATGTAAGTCACGGCGTCTGAGGTAGCGCACATCAGCAGGGTCGGCAGGATCAACGCGGCTTGTTTGGCGCGGATTTCCACACCTTCGGAGGTGTTGAGGGAGTTGCGGACTGAATCCAGCATTTTGACGCCCTTGGCGCCCTCAATATCGACGGTGATATTAGCCAGTGACTGGGCAGCAGAGGCCAGCAGGGCCTTGGACGGCATGGTGTTGTAAGAGTCGAAGTAGCAGTTGATCGCGGTGGCCCAAGCGGTTGCTACCATGGGGGCCATGCTGCCCAGGGAGTCAAACATCGGGCTCTTGCTGGCTGCTTCGGCAATCGCGTTAAGACGGGTGCCGGCGTCGGCGATTAGCTGGCCGTCGGCGAGTTGCGGGTGGATACATACTTGTGCAACCGCGCCGCTCAAGTTTTCAATCTGCGCGGCACGGGCTTCAACGGCTTGCATGTTAGACATGTGAGGCATTCCCCTGGTAATGGTCGATAGAAAACGGGCGGCAAGAGGCCGCTTGTTGTTTTCCTGGCTGGGCAACCAAGGGAAAGGGGGTTCAAATATCGGGTTAGGATAATCGGAACGGGCCGATCATAGCGGAAAACTCTTTGCCGTTGTCAAACCTCCCAAATTCGCTCTACAGAGGGGCTGAGAGGGAGGTGGCGGGAGAGAACAAGGCCAGATCCCTCTGGCCTTGTTCGTGCCGGCTCCGTTCGATTTGGGCTATCAATCGAAACTGTCCACCACCGACTTAACGCTATCCGGCATGACAGAATCCGCAATATCCCGCAGGCATGGGTTGTTGATGATAGAGCCCAGTATGGAGGCCTGGATCGCCTGGTTAAAAGTGGTCTGCAGATGCCCCCACATGGCCTGGGCTTCGTCCACCATCCCTTTCACCTGGTCCCTGGCAGACTTAATCTGGGCGGCGATTCCATCCATGGAGTGCAGGAGCGCCTGGAGCTTGGCCTGGTCCTCTGAGCTCATGGAGCCGGTGATACTGGAGGCATACTTGGCAACCAGGGTCTCGAGCTCTCCCAGGGGGCCGGATGCCATATCCATGGCCGCCTTGAGCATATCCGTCCCGCTGGTGGAGGTGAGAACCGAGAAGGCCGAACCAAGCGGTCCACAGCCGCTTTCTGCATCCCCCATTTTCTGGGCCACGTCTGCCGCCACGCCGAACACCGCAAACTTGCTCGTCACATCCTCCATGCGCTGGTCAATTGCGCCGCCCAGGGCGCCCAAGACCCCGCCTGAGCTGCTGGTTGCCTCCTGATAGGTGGCAAATTTGCCGGCAGCGGCTCGGATCTGGGGTGGGATCTTGATGGCCGGCCCACCAGCAATCGGAGGGCCGTCGTCAGGCAGATCGGACAAGGAAGTGAACCGCCCAGTCAAGCTGGTGGCCTGCTGCATGGCTGTGGCCGCTTTGCCGGCAGCCGGGGAAGACAACCCTTCACTGGACCGCAGCGCCCGGTATATCGCCTGGGATTTGGGATCGTCTAACATGCGCCCCCCTTGACCGGCGCCAAGCCTTCGTCCCCTTCGCAGTTCGGGCAGCCGTTGGCCCCCAGGTACTCGGGGAACTCGTGGCCACAGTTGCACCGGCGCAGCAGTTGGTCCTTGGCCGGGGCCGGCGACCAGGTGTTGGCCGTCATGGGGCGTAGGCTTTCCACGATGGCGCAGATCAGGCGGTCCTTGGCCTGTTGGTGATCGGGCAGCTCGTCGAACTGGACCATGCAGGGGTGTTGTTTCAGCTCGGCGTCCTTCGTCGGGCCATAGACCCAGCCCTCGGCCTGCTTGTGCCTCATCCATGCTTCATGGGATGCCCTGGGGCCGGCGCTGGGGTTATCCAGATGCAGGCGCACCCCGGCGATCATCGATTCGCGTTGCCAGTCAGGGGAAAATTCCCAGTCCACCTGGGAGTGGTCGCCGGCAGCCTCGCAATGGGCCTTGTTCGTCTGGTGGCAAATGCGGGCCACCGCCTCAATAGAAAACTTCATGTTGCCTCCAGCTGGGCGACTGGTGGCGGAGAAGGGGGAAAGCCCTGGGGTTAGCCGGTCACACCAAGCAGACCACCAAGAAATTTCAGGATAACCATCGGATCGAGCAGCATTACCGGCACATCCTCGGGCTTGATGCGCAGCACCAGCACCAGAAGGTCGCGCACCACCAGGCTGTAGAACACCGACAGCGCCAGGACGTACATCACCGATGAGCGGGAATAAGCCACGAACCGGCTACCGCTGGCCGTGCTGAATGCAGTGGTCAAAGCCTGGATGATCTGGGGCTCCTGCTCCACCTTCTTCATCATGACCGCCCACTGCGCCCGCTCGGCGTCAGAGGTAAAGAGCTTGTCGCCCGCGTTCCCCAAGGCGTCGATAACGCCACCTGCAGCAGCTGCTGCTGCCTCCCCGGCACCCTTGCCGATACCAAACATCGATAACAACCCCATACGGGCCTCCTACTTGATTTGAAACGTCCCATCACCGGTGACAATCACCGATCCGCAGGACACTACATCACCCACGACGCAAGCCTTGGCGCCGTTGATAGTGAATTTCTTGGATCCGATCCCCACTCCGCCATGGGGTGGGTTATCAGGCTTTGCATGTTCGGCCCACGCCATGCCATCACAATGAACAGCCACGCCGTTGACCGTGAATTTGGCCTCCCCCTGGACAGAGGGCCTGGGCGGGAATCCACCATGCCCGGAACATAGCGACCCTTCGATCGCGATCCCGGCCACTAGCCCAACGTCCAGGCGGCACTGATGCCTTTGAAGGAGTAACTACCACCCGCCTCAAACGACATATTCCCGCCAGCCTTTACGGAGTAATCCCCATCGGTTTCGAGCTGGGCGTTGCCCTTCACGATTACCTTGAGCGCCCCACCCACCTCCTGGAGGGTGTCGCCGGCGCTGGACTGGTACATATCCTTCTCACCATGGAGCACGATCTCGCCGGCGCTGGTCAGCTCGACCGCCGAGCCGCTGCCCTTGTGGGTGAACCGCAGGGCGCTCTCCTTGGTCAGCTCGATCAGGATGCCGTACAGGGAGAGGGTGGCGTTGCCGTGATAGGCCGCCGCTTCCGGCTTGGGCTGCTTGTCGGTGCGCTTGTGCTGGTGGGCCAGCTTGCCAGCGAAGGCCTCATGAGGCATGTTCAGCACACCCTCTGGGGCGTACAGGCAGCCGCCCGTGATGATGGGGCAGCGGGTATCGCCATGGTCGAACTCAACCCACACCAGATCCCCCACTTCGCAGGGAATGGTCCCGCCCATGTTGGCCCGGGTGCCCAGCTCCAGCCTCGGCTCGGCCCAGGGAAGATCCTCGATCCTCATGTCGTCCCACAGCCCCAGCAGCCGCACTTGCACCTTGTAGTGCCTGAGCGGGTGGTTCACGTCGGTGACGATGGCCCGATGCGAGCCATACAGCTTTCTTTCCTCGCTCATATCTGGGAGACCCCCGTCGTCAGCTTGCACTTGTACTCATTGCTCTCGTCGATGTGGCTCACGGTCATGATCACCTGCTTGGGCGGCATCGACTCATCAAGCACTGCCTCGCGGTTCATCCGGTGCAGGCGCACCCCGACGGTCATCCCGGCCGTGTAGATGCCATTTCCTGGCATGTCGCAGATCATGGCCGGCACAGTTGTTGCCCCCATCTTGTCCAGCTCGTCCAAGGATGCCCCCGGGACAAACTTGCGCGGTGATCCAGGGTTCACCTGGCTGACCAAAAGGCCGCCTACGGTATCCCACGACGCGTAGTTGCGGCGAACCTCCCGGGCAGCCGTCGGCGCCTCATACAGCGGCTTGTATGCCTGGATCGGGTGCTGGGTTTGCTGCGCCTGGTACTCCAGGGTTGGGAAACCCTTCTCCTGTCCACCCAGCATGTTGCGGGGGATGCAATAGACCACCCCCCGGGATACCCAAAGTGCAGCCCCCAAGTCACTCTCGAGCTTGCGCAGGACGCTGGCGGGGGTGGCCCCCATCGTGATGTGATGTGTGACCCTTGCTGTTAGAGGGGTCTGAATGGTGTAACCAGGGAACAGGTCGGTCAGCATGTCTTTCACCCGCACCCCGATGAAGAAACGAGGGGCAGGCACCGGTTGTTTGAGGGCAAACACCCCTGCATCCAGGGCCTCAACCCGCAGGTTTTGCCCATTTGGATGAATGGACACGACAACGAAGGAGGACTTGAAATAGGCATCGCCACGGCCGCTTACATCGCCCATGGTGAGCTCCAGTTCAGCGCCGCTGACCAGTCTCATCGTGTCACGCAGGTTGCTATCCCGATCGTTGAGGTGCAGCACCAGCTGGGGACCGTCCAGGCCGATACTTTCGATGTAGACGCCCCTGGTCAGATTGAATATCGGGGCCTCTTTGCCGTTGATCTTGATTTGCTGGAAGAATCGCTGTTGTGGCTTCTGGCTGGCCATCATTCCCCCCCAAAGAGAGCTGTAGGCTCAAGCAGGGTGTAACTGACCTTGCGCTCGCTCATGCCCTGGGCCTCAAAGGCCTCGGCGATCACCTCCACGGTGCAGGACAGCGCCATCAACCGGTCTGTCTCTATGCCTGGGCTCACGTCTTCCCACATGAGGGCTCTCGTGACCACAGCAGCGCCGGCGTCGATCGGGGTGTGATAGAGGTGGGCCCGGTACCCGAACTTGCGGGCATGGTTATAGAAATACGCCCCCAGGAGAGACGAGAGAAGATCCAGCGACTCAAGATCCCAACTCAGGATGGCGATCCGGTAACTCATCGTCAGGTGGTGCAGGTGAATGGCAGCCGTCGAGCCATCATCAAACGCCAACTCGTTCCAGTTCCGCTCCGGCGCGGCGCGATCCCCTTCATAAACGGAGTGGGCCAGGTCACGCTGGAACATCATGATCGGCAGCGCCTGCTTGTTGATCGCCTCCCCCAGCTTGGTTTCGGCCAGCCGCCCCCGGCCAGCGGCCCGCAGAGCCTTCATGAACGTTCTGGGGTCGCTGTAGGGGGATTTGATGATCTGTTCGGCTGGTGGACGTGCCAGGAAGGCCCGAACGTCGTCATAGGCCGCTCCCTGGCGGGATACGGTGACACCGCGCAGGGCGGCCACCAGCATGTTACCAAAGCCGCGATCTATGCCATCGAGAGTGCTGACCTCGCGTTCCTCGATCGGGGTTTTGACTACCTCATCCCAAGAAAATACAGGTGCTGTCATGCTGGCACTCCCACGTAGCGAATTGTCTTCCCGGCCATGGTGGCCCACTCATGTTCTACCAGGGCGCCCCTGCTGCTTACCCAGCCCGGGAGCATGTGGATTTCATCGGCGAGCGCCACCATGGGGCGGCACAACTCCATGTATTCGGAATGCGCCAGGCCCAGGGGTAAGGTGGCCGGATTCAGGACGATGTGCCCCTCTTCCCCCAGCTGGGCTGCATAGGCGAAGAATGCCGGCCGATTAAAGTCAGGCAGCCCGGTCATGGGGCCGGCCACGTAGATCTTTCGCAGGTCGCACTGGGGCATCAATCATCACCTCCTGTCAGCACTTCAATCGCGGCCGCCTGGGCTTTTTCCAGGTCACCACACGGAATGCAGGTGTGCAGGGCGCCGACTGCAGCGGTACCCACCGCCTCAACGTGGTGGATGTACCACCACACGCGCCGGTTTTTGCCATCGGCGATCTCTTCCTCGAACTCCACGATGGAGCCCAGGGGCGCGACGCCGGCAGACAGCAGCAGGATCAGGGTGTCCCCTTCCCCTGCCCCAAGGCTGTCTCCCTCGTCCCACATGGCGGAGAACAACGGATCATCTTGGGCGGCCACCAGGGCGGACAGCAGCACCGGCTCCTGGTAGCTCACGGCCTGCTGGTGGCGATCCAACGAGCCAAAAAGGGCCTCCTCGTCGCCATCATTGGGCACGTCAGAGATCCCAGGCATGTAAACCAGCACATCGAAGGCGTCGGGGTGTTTCTCCACCAGCCGGCGCCAGTCATCGCGCACCAGGTCATTGAATGGGGAATGCCCACTGTTGCGGGCACGGGGCAAGTTCGGAGTGGTCACTTCACAATCTCCTTGAGTTTGGCGACAGGCATTTTCTGCTGCTTGGCGAAGGCCTCCAGCGCCTGCTCGGCAGGCAGGCCGGCCACTTTGAAGGCATCGGAAAAGGCTTGAAACTGGTACTTGAGACGGTCGCGCAGCAGCTGGGCGGCCTGCTGGCGCAGCGCCTCGTTTTCTTCGCGCAGCTTGCGGGCCTTCTCCTTGGATTTGGTGGCTTGCTTGCGGGCCTTGGTGGCTTTCTCGCGCAGCGCCTCGACCAGCTTCTTGCTGGCTTTGATGCGGTCCTTGGCGGCCTGCTGGCGTACCTGGTACTTCTCCCAGGCGGCTTTGACCTTCTCGGCGTTAACGCTGGTGGTCTTGTTGCGAGCGAGCTCTTTCTCGTCCTCGTCCTCGAACACCTTCTCGGTGCGACTGTCGTCCCCGTAGCCGGCGCGACGGGCCTGGTCCGCCATCTGACGGCCGAGCACCTTCTGCCAGACCGGCGACTGCATCATGGTCATGGCCTTGATAACGTGCTTGCAGGCGAGGCCGGTCAGTTCGGGGTTTGTCACCTTGGGGAAAGCGAACTCTTTGGGCGGCGCCAGACAGTAGTTGCCCAGGGTCGCCATGTAGCGGTATCGGTATTGGTGATCGCCGCAGTCGCAGGAGATCGAGGTGCGGCCGGCGCAGGCCTTCTTGGCGGCGAGCTCGTAGCTCCTGACCGTACCTTCGGCGTCGGCCATGTAACTTTCCCACTCCTCCAGGCGCAGCATGACGCGGTGCTCCTGGTGGACGGAGATCTCGGAGGCCTTCACCCGGATGGTGGCGACGTTGGCCCGGATAGCCACCAGCGCGGCCTTGCTGATCCCGCGGCGGTCGTTTGAGCGGTTACTGGCCCGATCGATACGGGTCTTGGAGGAGCGGTGCGCTACTTCCAGGTAAGTGACCCCAGCCAACCCCCCCATGCGCTTCTTGAACTTCTTGCGCATCTTGTCGAAGCGCAGCAGGTCATCCTGGGTGAACTCGGTCCCGTCGGCTTTGCGCCCCAGGCGCACCAGGTCTTGTACCTTGTTGCGGCGCCCCTTGCTGAACAGCGCCGGCGTCAGGGTGCGACGAGCCCCCCGCCGCTTGGCGTTGTTCTTGCGCTGGACCTCCTTGAACACCCGCATAAAGTCGCGGTGATCCAGGCCCTCAGTAATGAATCGCTCCTTGGCGTCCTGCTCGAAGATGCGCGGCATGGTTACAGCCCCCCACCCTCAGAGAAGTGCCGGATTGTCTCGCGGATCCATGCTGCTGGTGGCAGGCGGAGGATTGCCCCCTCTGGAAGCGGGTCAGCTTCGTCCTCCACGTCGGCGGACACGGAGAATACCCAGCGGAGATCCGCATTCCCATAGACCCGGTACGCGGCCAGGTCGCGGCGGTAGATTTCGTCCAGGCGCACCTCATATTCCAGAACCTGGTCGTTGGATTCGTCCGCAATGTAGTCCCTCACTGCTGCGAACAGATAGGACCGTAGAATGTCGTCCTCGATGTTGAGGGCCGAGAGGCGGGATAGCTCTGTCATAACCAGCCGTCCTTGCTGCCGGCGACGGTCTGCTGCGAGAGCACCAGGGTGTCGTCATAGCCCCTGGTGATGGCGTGGAAGGAGGTGATCCGGGCGGTGTCATCGCCATCGCCACCCAGCTGACCGTATAGCCGATCAAGATAGGTGGAGTGCATCGGCCCCTGACACATAGCCCCATAGATGAGCAGCAGCAAAACGCGGCTGGCGTCTTTGAGCTGGGGCCAGTCTATTTCATAGGTGGCCTTGCCGTTGTCGCCCATCTTGAGGTTCAAGATCGAATCGGGGATCTGGTACGAGGCGGAGTTGCCACCCGGGTAAACTATGCCGCCCATAGCGGAAAGAGCCCGGTAACGCTCCATCGCCAGCGCCAGAACAGGCCGACCGTCAGCGGTCTTGTCATCGAGGCGAATGCGGTAGCCCAGGCCGGCCATCAACCCGGTGGGATCCTCAATCATGAGGGATGCGTCAAATCCACCAGCGATATTTTTGGCCGTGATGCTTTCGATCTGCTTGCGGATCTTGGCGATAGAGCGCGGGAGTGTGGTCAAAGAGATAACGTGCAGGGCATTGGCGGTCAGCGAACCGGCCAGCATGACGGGTGCTTGCCGTGCTGAGAGGGTAATCGCCATGACGTTGATTGGTGCGGCGTGGCTCAAGGTTCACCCCTAAAAAAAGCGCCCGGAGGCGCTTCAAAAGTGTAAGGAAGCTATCAAAAATGCAGTGTGTCCGTGCCTGCATGAGCAGTATTACACGATGGGGTTAGGATGTGTGAAAAAGCCCAAAATGGCGGCCCGCTCGGCCAGTGGCCCCAGCAATTCAGGGATCCTCGCCTCCAGGCCGGCCATGCGCCAGGCCTGCAGAAGCATTTCAATCTCGGTCCCGAACCTGGCTTCCCAAGCTCTACGCCCGCCCAGGGAGCCCTTGGCGTGACGCGGGATCAGGTCTTGGTATTGCTGGCGGGCCTCGGCATCGGCGGGGGTGTCGTGGTGCCAGATGCAAAGGGGCAGGGTTCGATAGTGGGCGCCCGGTTCGGTGCGCCCGGTGACGTGGTGCAAAGAGATAACGGGATTGGTTCGCCCCTCCTGCAGGCAGCACAGGCAAGGCAGCGCACCCAGCTTATCCATCACCTGCTGCTCGGAGGCCGTCGGGGTGCGCCCCTTTAAGCCGCGGCTGCTGGTGGACTTCGCCGGCGCTGCCTTCGGCTTGGCCTTCGAGGTCGCCCTCCTGGCTTCCTTCTTCTGATCCCGCTTGAGGCGCTGGGCGGCCTGGTATTCTGGGTCGGCCAACTTGTCTAGGCGCCGCTGGCGTTGGCGGTCGAGCCTGGCTACCTCCTTCTCGCGCTGGGCGGACTGATAGGCTGGATCCGCCTGCCGGGCTCTCTGCCTGGCTATGGCCCGGGTTTGGGCATCCCGGGCCGCCTGGCGGGCCTTCTCGAAGTCCACCGGTTTAGACAGTGCCATCAGCTGGCGACACCAAGCTCGCGCATCAGCGCCTGTATCTGGCCCAGCGTCTCAATCTGGCTGTTCACATGGTCAGTCTCCATGGTGATCTGGATGGCAAGCTCCTCCATTTCGGAGCCAAGGCGGGTTAGCTTGTTGAGCTGCTGGCGTACTCCGTCCACCACCTCGACAACTTCGGCCCCGATGGCGGCGATTCGATCGGTGGCGGCCTGAATGCCGTTGGATACAGCCGGTTCTGCGCGAACGTCGGTCGGGGCTGTAACGGAAATGGTGGACTGCTGGACGGTGATCTCAATGGCGGTGGTCATGCTGGTGGCTTCCTTTTCTGATTCCTGGGTGTTTTTGTATGGCTGGCTGGCGTCAAAAGTGGCGCGGAACCCGTCCGCGGCGACGACCACCAGGCCGGCGCGACTAAGGCTATGGAGACAGCCCTCTATGGCGTTGTGTGCCAGCTGGCTGCCACGTGCCACCAGTACCGTCCGGATTTGCTGAATAGTGAGGGTTTCATTGACTGACAAGACTGCGAACACCTTTTTGGCTTGGGCTGATTGGGTTAGCAACAGTCTGGATAGGCGAGCTGGGGTCATTATTTCGCCCCCCATAGCAGAGCCTGAACAAAAACGGTTGAGTTAGATAGGCGCATACACTACGATTCCTTTGCTTCTTGATGCGGGAGCCCTTATGGGTCACCGGCACAATTACGGACCCCCCGGCCTCGGCTGGGGGTTTTCGTTTCTGCAGCCCGGCCACCAGCCGGGCTTTGTGTTATCAAGCGCTGGCTGTTTCCCCCTTGGCCTTCTTCGCCGCGGGCTGGCGTTTGTTACCTCCCTTCGCCTGAGATATTTCCTCTATCTTCCCTTTCAGCTGCTGAGTCTGCTGGTGCGCGTATATGTTGCGGTCCAGTTCCGCACAATCTCGCAGCCTGCCCAGGAGCGCATTCATCCGTCCTTGGCGAGCCTGGGAAACCACCCACTGCTCCATCAGCACCTCGGGGAGTGGCTTCTCTGAAACCGATATGTCCCCAAGGGCGCCGGCGAGCACTTCCAGCACGATATGGTTATGTTCTGGCTGCACCTGGAGCATGGTCATAAGCAGGCTCACTATCGCCTGACGATGGCCCGTCAGAGTGGCGTCGCTGGGTGTTTCATCTGCCCCTTTGGCGGCCTGGGCCGCATTAACGCAGTGCTGCAGGTAGTTGTGGGCTACGGCCATACGCAGCATGGTTTCTTGATCAACCTCCTGCTCGATGCCCTGTTCGGTGCCCTGCGGTAAAGCCTCTTTCTCGTCTGCTGCTACCTGCTCTTGCGGCTCTTTCATGTTCATTCCTTTCGTTGGGTTGTTGGTTGGTACTGGTTCACAGAGCTGGGTCGAGCTGATAACGCACTGCCGCCCGCAGCTGCTCGATCTGGGCCAGAGCGCAGGCGCTGGCCATGGGGTATTTCGTCACTATGGGGTCGTCTCAGAAAACGGAAAATAAAGCACGCTAAGCCGGTGGCAGCGGTCGCAATGGCCTAAACTTCCCCGCACCGACCTTGGCGCTGCTGCGCCATAGGTAATCGCCGGTCAGGTTGATGTGCTCCCACCCCAGCGGCGACAGATATTGCAACAATGTGTCGTCCAGCGCCGTGCCGTTGCCACGCAAAGCACTGGTGGCACGCTCCAGATATACCGTGTTCCACAACACGATGGCCGCCGTCACCAGATTGAGGCCGCTGGCCCGGTAGCGCTGCTGCTCAAAACTGCGGTCGCGGATTTCACCCAATCGGTAGAAGAAGACCGCCCTGGCCAGCGCGTTGCGCGCCTCGCCCTTATTCAGCCCCGCATGGACGCGGCGGCGCAGCTCCACGCTTTGCAGCCAATCCAAAATGAACAGCGTGCGCTCGATGCGCCCCAGCTCGCGCAACGCCACGGCCAAGCCGTTCTGGCGCGGGTAGCTGCCGAGTTTGCGCAGCATCAGCGAAGCCGTTACCGTGCCTTGCTTGATGGAGGTGGCCAGCCGCAGAATTTCATCCCAATGGGCGCGTATTTGCTTGATGTTCAGCCTGTCGCTGCTAATCATCGGCTTGAGCGCGTCATAGGCGGCATCGCCCTTGGGGATGAATAGCTTGGTTTCGCCCAAGTCACGGATACGCGGCGCGAAGCGAAATCCCAGCAAATGCATCAAGCCAAACACGTGATCGGTGAAGCCTGCCGTGTCGGTGTAGTGTTCCTCGATGCGCAAGTCCGACTCGTGGTACAGCAGGCCATCAAGCACGTAAGTTGAATCACGAATGCCTACGTTGACCACCTTGGCACTGAAGGGCGCGTACTGGTCGGAGATATGGGTGTAGAAAGTCCGTCCTGGACTGCTTCCATACTTCGGGTTGATATGACCAGTGCTTTCTGCTTTGCTGCCGGTTCTGAAGTTCTGGCCGTCCGACGATGACGTGGTGCCGTCACCCCAGTTGCCGGCGAAGGGTTGCCGAAACTGCGCATTCACCAGCTCGGCCAGCGCCGTCGAATAGGTTTCATCGCGGATGTGCCAGGCTTGCAGCCAAGACAGCTTGGCGTAGGTGGTGCCAGGGCAGGACTCGGCCATTTTGGTCAGACCCAGGTTGATCGCGTCGGCCAGGATCGTCGTCAACAGCAAGGTTTTGTCCTTGGCCGTGTCGCTGGTCTTCAGGTGTGTGAAGTGGCGGGTGAAGCCCGTCCATTCATCGACCTCCATCAGCAACTCGGTGATTTTGAGGTGCGGCAGCAGCATAGCTGTCTGGTCGATCATGGCTTGCGCGGCGTCTGGTACTGCCGCGTCCAGCGGCGTGATCTTCAGGCCTGACGCGGTGGTGATGATGGCATCCGGTAAGTCGTTGGCCGCAGCCATGCGGTTGACTGTGGCGAGTTGCGCCTCCAACAATTCCAACCGGTCATGCAGGTATTGGTCGCAGTCGGTGGCCACTGCCAGCGGCAATTCGCTGGCCAGCTTCAAAGTGGCGAACTTCTCGACCGGCACCAGGTATTCGTCGAAGTCCTTGAACTGGCGAGAACCCTGCACCCAGACATCACCGGAGCGCAGCGCGTTCTTCAGCTCCGACAGGGCGCATAACTCGTAGTAACGCCGGTCGATGCCGTCGTCGGTCAGAACCAGCTTTGCCCAGCGCGGCTTGATGAATGCGGTTGGCGCATCGGCGGGCACCTTGCGCGCGCTGTCGCTGTTCATGCCGCGCAGCATGTCGATGGCATCGAGCACACCCTTGGCGGCGGGCGCAGCCCGCAATTTGAGCACGCCCAGGAACTGCGGCGCGTAGCGGCGTAGCGTGGCATAGCTTTCACCGATGTGGTGCAGGAAATCAAAGTCGGCAGGCCGCGCCAATGTTTGCGCTTCGGTGACGCTGGCGGCGAAGGTGTCCCAGGGCATAACGGCCTCGATGGCGGCGAACGGATCGCTGCCGCTTTGCTTGGCCTCAATCAACGCTTGACCGATGCGCCCATACATCCGCACCTTGTCGTTGATCGCCTTGCCGGAAGCCTGGAACTGCTGCTGATGCTTGTTCTTGGCCGCGTTGAACAGCTTGCCGATGATGCGATCGTGAAGGTCGATGATTTCATCGGTGACGGTGGCCATGCCTTCGATGGCCAGCGCTACCAGCGTGGCATAGCGTCGTTGCACCTCGAACTTTGCCAGATCAGCAGGCGTCATCTGGCCACCTTCACGAGCGATTTTGAGCAGGCGGTTCTGGTGAACCTGCCGCTCGATGCCTGCGGGCAGATCAAGTGCTTGCCAGGATTTCAGGCGCTCAATATGTTCGAGCATGTGGCGAGAGTTCGGTTTGGCAGGCGACTGGCGCAGCCATGCCAGCCACGTCACTTTACTGCCGTCCTTGCGCTTGAGAAGTTCGTCCAGGCGCTGACGGTGGGGTGATAACAAAGAATCGGTCAGCGCCGCGTAAATGCGTCGGTTGGCACGGGTGATGGCCTCGGCGCTTGCGCGCTCGATGGCATTCATGGCGGGCAGGATAATGCTCTGCCGCCGCAGATTCTCGACAAGTGCGCTCGCCAGCACGATGCCTTTGTCGGTCTGCAAGGCCAGCTCGGTCAATGTATGCACGGCTTGCCGATAGTGGCTCATGGTGAAGGGCTTGAACCCAAAAACCGTTTGCAGCTCGACCAAGTGCTCCCGCCGTGTCTGTTCGCGCTGGCCGTACTCGCTCCAACTTTCCACTGGCATCTTGAGTTGCGCGGCCACCATGCGCAACAGGGGCGGAAACGGAGGCTCATCGACGCCCAAAAAGGTGCCAGGGAATCGCAAGTAGCAAAGCTGCACAGCGAAGCCCAATCGATTCGCGGCGCCGCGACGCTGACGGATCACCGACAGGTCGGTTTCGTTGAACGTGTAGTGCCGTATCAGTTCGTCTTTGGCATCTGGCAGTGCCAGCAGGCTTTCGCGCTCGGTGGCGGACAGGATTGAGCGGCGTGGCATGGTCAGTCTTCCCGCAGGTACTGGTACAAGGTTTCGCGGCTGATGCCGAAGTCACGGGCCACCAAGGTTTTTTGGTCGCCTGCCGCAACTCGCCGTTTCAACTCGGCAATTTGTTCGCTGTTCAGCGATTTCTTTCGTCCCCGGTAGGCACCGCGCTGCTTGGCCAGCACGATTCCCTCGCGCTGACGTTCGCGGATCAGGGCGCGCTCGAACTCAGCGAAGGCTCCCATGACCGACAGCATCAGATTGGCCATCGGTGAGTCCTCGCCGGTGAACTTCAGCCCTTCTTTGACGAACTCCATGCGCACGCCCCGTTGTGTCAGCCCTTGGACGATGCGGCGCAGGTCATCAAGGTTGCGTGCCAGCCTGTCCATGCTATGCACCACCACGGTGTCGCCCTCGCGGACGAAGGCCAGCAGCCTTTCCAGCTCGGGACGCTGGGTGTCCTTGCCAGAAGCCTTGTCGGTGAACACCCGCGCCACCTGAACACCCTCCAATTGCCGTTCCGGGTTCTGGTCGAAGCTGCTGACGCGGACATAGCCGATGCGTTGACCTTGCAAGATGCCTCCAAAGGCAAAAGTGTCAGGATGAAATCTATTACCTTTGACGGAATATGTCAATCAATAGGAAATTTAACTCTATTCTGACATCGTTTGCACATGGTGTCGTTTTCAGAAGACGGCTGCACTGAACGTCAGAAGCCGACTGCACTATAGCAGCGGAGGGGTTGGATCCATCAGGCAACGACGGGCTGCTGCCGGCCATCAGCGGACGCAGGGAGGACTTTCCGCAACCGGCCGTTCGATGCGGCACCGATGGCCTTCGCGCAGGGGTAGTGAATCCGCCAGGATTGACTTGCGCTGCCCTACCTCTCACTAGTGAGGGGCGGCAGCGCATCAAGCGGTGAGCGCACTCCGGCACCGCCAACTTTCAGCACATGCGTGTAAATCATCGTCGTAGAGACGTCGGAATGGCCGAGCAGATCCTGCACGGTTCGAATGTCGTAACCGCTGCGGAGCAAGGCCGTCGCGAACGAGTGGCGGAGGGTGTGCGGTGTGGCGGGCTTCGTGATGCCTGCTTGTTCTACGGCACGTTTGAAGGCGCGCTGAAAGGTCTGGTCATACATGTGATGGCGACGCACGACACCGCTCCGTGGATCGGTCGAATGCGTGTGCTGCGCAAAAACCCAGAACCACGGCCAGGAATGCCCGGCGCGCGGATACTTCCGCTCAAGGGCGTCGGGAAGCGCAACGCCGCTGCGGCCCTCGGCCTGGTCCTTCAGCCACCATGCCCGTGCACGCGACAGCTGCTCGCGCAGGCTGGGTGCCAAGCTCTCGGGTAACATCAAGGCCCGATCCTTGGAGCCCTTGCCCTCCCGCACGATGATCGTGCCGTGATCGAAATCCAGATCCTTGACCCGCAGTTGCAAACCCTCACTGATCCGCATGCCCGTTCCATACAGAAGCTGGGCGAACAAACGATGCTCGCCTTCCAGAAAACCGAGGATGCGAACCACTTCATCCGGGGTCAGCACCACCGGCAAGCGCCGCGACGGCCGAGGTCTTCCGATCTCCTGAAGCCAGGGCAGATCCGTGCACAGCACCTTGCCGTAGAAGAACAGCAAGGCCGCCAATGCCTGACGATGCGTGGAGACCGAAACCTTGCGCTCGTTCGCCAGCCAGGACAGAAATGCCTCGACTTCGCTGCTGCCCAAGGTTGCCGGGTGACGCACACCGTGGAAACGGATGAAGGCACGAACCCAGTGGACATAAGCCTGTTCGGTTGGTAAGCTGTAATGCAAGTAGCGTATGCGCTCACGCAACTGGTCCAGAACCTTGACCGAACGCAGCGGTGGTAACGGCGCAGTGGCGGTTTTCAT